TTACCGTGTTTTTTTGCTTGTTGCGTTGCGTGAGTCTCTTGCCACGCGGCTCAGGAACTCGCGTAGCGCAGCGATAGGGTACGCTGTTATCCCCGGGTAGCCCACAGGATCAGGAAAGCCGCTCTCGATCGCCCAGCGTCGTAATGTTGACTCAGATGCGCCGAAAGCCGCGAAAACCTCCTCTTGCGTCAGAAACGCATAATCGGGAACGTTTGGGTCGAAGAGTATGGCGCGGATGCGAGCGCCATCAATCGACTTGTTTGATGTCATGATGTACCTCCTCACGCCGCCTGTTCAAGTCGTTCGTTCTTGGTGATCTTGCCTTCCTTCAGGAGCTCCTTGTAAAGCCTGAAAAGTCCCTTCGGCGTTACGTGCGCCGTGATCGACACGCTCAGTCCTTTTTCAGGGTGCGTGAAGTTCGACACGCGAGGGCGCAGGACGCCTTGCTTCACGCGGTCCGCGTAAGGTTCATTTTTCATTGTGATCCACGAGTGTGCGCGTAGCCAGTCAAAGAGAAGCGTCGCTGGATAGCCGAGCGTCTTGGCGGCTTCTCTGATGAGCATGTCACCGTAGGACGCTTCGACTGTCTCAGCAAAGGCTACCTTCGGAGCGTCCTCCGCGACCTTGTGTTCAAGCGCAGCTTGCTTCTCTAATGAAGAGGCGAGCTGTCGCAGCGCCATTGGATAGTCCGGCAGCGCCGGAGCGGTAGCCTTGGCCTTTGCGATTTTTTCGCACTCGATGAAGTAGAGGCGGGCTTGCTTGCCTTTCGCGTTTCGTTCGACCATCGCCAGCTCTTTTGCCATGCCGAGGGAAACGGAAAATTCCTTGCTCGGACGACCGCCAGAACTTTCGCTCAAAAATGAGCAAAAGTCCGTGTTCTCGACAAAGTCGAAGTCTTTGATGCGACGAGCTATCCAGTCCTTGAACTCGGTCTTGACGCCGAGGAACGCATGAAGGTCACGCGCGTTGACGGTCTGAATTTCTTCGCCGCCAATGGTTGCCGCACTCAGTGCGATGATTTCGGTCATTGGTTCTCCTTAAAACGGTACTTCGCCGTCGTCATAGGTCTGGGCTTGTTCTTGCACGCGTGAACGTCTTGTCGGTTCGGCCTGTTGCTGTTGTGCTCGTTCCTTCGCACTCTGGACGAACTGGAAGTGCTCGCAGATGACTTCTGTCACCCATCGGTCGGCGCCGTTTTTGTCTTTGTACTTTCTCGTTTGAAGACGGCCACGTACCCAGATCGACGAACCCTTGTGCAGATACTCGGCAATCGTCTCGGCAGTCTTGCCAAAGGCGACGACGGTGTTCCAGTCTGTGACGTTTTCGTATTGACCGTCCGCGTTTTTCACTCTACGGTTTGTGGCGACGGCCAGGGAAACGAAAGCGAGGTTGTTCGTCCCATATCGGATGTCAGGGTCGCGGCCAAGGCAGCCGTAAATGGTCACTTCGTTGATGTTCAGCATTGTTGTTCCTTTGAAATTCGGTTGATTTGTCGTTCAATCTTTTCGTGCATTGCTAGGTCGACCTTGGCGCTGAAACCGGGGATCAACAGGCGCAGTTGACCGATCATCACGAGGCAGTCGGCACACTCTTCCGCAAGGTTGTTTTCAAGCGCCGTGATGCACCGATACTTGCCGCCGGATGCTTCGGCCTGTCGGGCGAGCGCAAGACGTGAAGCCGCAGTTGCAGCCTCTCCGAACTCTTCGGCAGCCTTGAGCGTCTGATGGTCTCGCCCGTAGTGTCTGGCAATGTCTTTCAGTTCTTCGTCGATCATTCTTCGTAGTCCTCACACCAAGGACGGAAAGAAAGCTGATACCTGCTGACGTCCAGCTGTCGATTGTGCTCGTCGAACCAGTCCCGTCCGTTGAAGTACGCGTACATGCAGAATCCTTTGTGGCTGTCACGAGGGACGAGGCTGATCTGGTAGTGCCCGGGCTCCGGACGCTCTTTCTTGAATGAGCGCCAGCGTTCGTTGTCTTGGTTAGTCATTCCTGCTCCTTGATCTCTTCAATGTCCTGCAACTCGATCCGGACGTGCGCGAGGCATGCGCCTATCCATATGCCGACCGTGATGCCCTCGGCAAGCTCGCGATCTGTTATTCGCCCGGCTTTGTGAGCATCCGCAAACGCGGCTGCATACTTGTTCAGACGTTCGTGGAATTTGCCACCGGACAACGTCTCTGGTTTTCTTCGCGCTTTTTCGTCGCGCAGTTGAAATGTCATTCGATCAATCCGTCCTCTTTCATGACGCGGACCGGCTTCAGGTGGTGCTTCATAACGTAATGAAGCGCTTGGTCCATCTCTTTGTAGGTGAAGCCCTTGAACAGCTCGATCAGGTTCGGCAGCAGGGCTTCTGCTTGCAACAAGTTTTCTTTCGCAATCACGTGCTTCTCTTGCCAGATGCGCCAGGCCGCGTCGACCTGACGCCATGCCGGCTCAATCTCGCGCCTGAACTCTTCGCCTTCTTCAAGGTCGTATGAGAGACGGTCCGCGAGAAGCAGAAGGCCGACGAGGTAAGCCCACGATTCGTGCGATGGTTCAGTTCTGAAGGACTGAAGGTGGATGCGATAGTCGAGCTCGATACTGGCAGCGGCGCGGTCCGAAAGCCCCTTATTCGCCGAGATGTCGAGCATGTCGAGGTAGCCAATGTGGTGCTTCCTCGGGTTGTACTTCTTCGTTCGTTTCTTCGGTGCTTTTGGCATTTGTTCTCTCGTTGATTTCCTTGGTTAGAGCGTCGAGGAAGTCCATCCATGAACGATGGTCGCACGGCATCCCGATCAGGCCTTCTCGCTCCTTGTACTCTCGGATGTCTCTGGACATGACGTAGAGCGCTTTCGTGCTGATCAAGTTCATGTGCGACTTGATCGCTTGAGGGACGCTGAAGCTGACGTACGTCTGTCTGCCTAGGGCGTATCGAACGGCGCACGTGGCCAGCTCGCTGATGTGTAAGTCACGGTTCATGAGTTCCGTCCTTGAGGTTAGAAGCGTGAAAGAGGCTATCTTCATCACTGGCCGGAGACATGAGCCAGCGTTCGTAGCATCGTTTCCTTTCTTTTTCTCGTTCTTCATTTAGCTTTCTCTTCCTTTCCATCTCGGCCTGAAATTCGGGGCTTTTGATCCGTTCGCGCTGTGCCGCCATCATGGCTTCCCGTCGCGCCTGCAATGCTTTCAGCTGAGGATTTTCAGGCGGGATTCCGAGCGTCACCATGCGGCCCAAAATCTCCGCAGGTGTGAGCGTGCTTGACCATTGCTTGCAATATTCCTCAACTTTGTCGAAGTGGTAGACCATATAGCCCTGATAGTAGGAGGGCTTTTCGGCCAGTTCACGGTTGATGAATTCTTCGCAAAAGAAGCCGTACTTCTTTCGGATTTTGGTCATCATCCGCTTCGTTCGAGAGCTTGCGAGAGCTTTCTTTGATAGGACTTTTGGACGCGTTTCGAAGTTGCTTGAGAAGGAGATCGTCCAACCCATGCAGAAGCGCAGAAGCAGCTCTCGGATTTGCTTGGCGACAAACTCGTCGGTCGTCATACCCAGTCTCGAAGGCAATTCCTTGACCGTCGATCTGTCGCCCAGATTGGTCAGGTAGTAGCGTTGTGGTGGGTACATCGTCCGTCTCACTCGATCAGGTCTTTGATCTTCATTCCTCGTCCTCCTTGCTCCACGGTTGAGGTTTTTCCATCCATGCCGAGACGTGAAGTGGTACCGGGTCCCACAAATTCAAGATGAATCCGCCATCACTGCCGCCGTAATGGGCGATCAAAACGTACGGTCTGAAGCTGTCTCGCTGGAACTCAAACATCGGACTTCCGAGCGTGACCAGATACTGGCCATGTTTTTCGGGTTTACGGTCCGGATAGGGTTTCCATTCCACGTGAAGTTCTTTTGTCATTCCTCGTCCTCCTTCTGTTTTACGAAGTAATCAAGCGGGTAAAGCGTTGGCTCAATCTTTCCTTTGACTGGAATGTGGAGGAGATAAAAGCCGCCAAGTGTTCCTTTTGCGTCGACTGGACCCATGTACACCCGTCCATCGCACTCCGCTTCAGCCTTACGAAGCGCTTCTTCCGTTGTTCCTATCATGCAAGCGACCCGCTTGCGGATTTCCTTTTTCATCTTGACAGGCATTTCTCGTAGCCCTCCATTTCTTCTACAAGTCGACGATCAAATTCAGCCACTCGAGCTAAAAAGTCCCCAGAGATCCACTCGCTTTTTTGATCATCAGGCCAACACTTGATGAGCGATTTGTACTTTGTTGCATGAAATCCACGGCAAAATGCGTACATGGGCTCTCCGCTTGGTCTTCTGAAATTCTCACCGTCGAAGTGGCCACGCAATCGTGCGATTTCTTTCCCTGATTCTTTTTCCTGAATCGAAAACATCAGGTCGACGTTTTTGGGGATGTTCCAAGACTTCGTTGGGTTCCATTCGTTCGGACGAAACTCCGGGTTTTCCTTGACGTCTTCGGGGGTGAGATCGACAGAAAAGCATTTGCCGAATTTGACGGTCCTCGCTTCGCCAGTCCAAACTCTATTGAGTTCTTCCGACAGGCTCGGACCGTTGTACGTAGTGAGCATTGAGAGAATCTCATTAAGACGAAAGTCTCTCAGTTCAAAACGATTCGTTTTCATTCCTCCTCCTCTTTCTCCTTTTCCAACTGGATGCGGATCGAGCGATAGTCCTTCAGCGTCCCGACGCAGTAAGACAACTTGCGGATAGCGTCGTCGACTTCCTCCATGGTCGGAGGGGTTCGACCCTTCCAACCCTTTCGACACGACGTGGCGCATACCTCGATGGCTTCCAACGCGAAGAGCGCACGGCGTCGATGCGCTTTTTCGTTCTTCATTCCTCGTCCTCCCACAGGGCGTATCTAGCGGTCACATCCTTATGCCCAAAGGCGTTTAGCCGGCCGTCCCAAAAAATCGGCAGCCGGTGGAACGAGCCGAACGGGATGAAGTCGTGCCCGTCGAAAACCGCAAACCCCTGAAAAAGCGTCTTGCCGTAGTACGGTTCCGGTGTGCCAGTGTTTTGATCCTTTTCTTTGACTTCGAGCCTGAGCGGCAAGCCGCGCGGCGGCGTCGTGTCCGGGAAGTATTTCCATTGCGTCATGCTTCGTCATCCTCATCCCACGGGCGGAAGCGTTTTACAGGAAACGCAAACTCATAGTTTTCAAACGACTCTCCACTTGGGTATCGCCATTTTCCGTTTTCAAAAACAAGACATGTTTTCATTTGGTTGCATTCAACCCGCATCAAGACTCTCTCCGGCGGCTCGACTTCTGGGAAAGCGTTCCATCCGTGCGGGTTGTACCTGTGAATCTCTTCGACTTCGTCATCAAAGAAGGCCAAGTTGAACCGATGCAGGTCGAATCCTGGGCTTTCTAGCTTTTCACCGAACTCGACGAAGATCATGCCGTCGTCATGATTTGCGTGTTGGAGTCTCTTCGAGAAGTCTCCATCACTAAGTGCATCCAGTTGCACTTGAAGGTTCTTATCTTTGAGGCGGAACGTCATTCTTCATCTCTCCATTTCTTCAGTAGTTCTTCTTCCTCGATCCGATCGAGCTGCCGGTCGACCTTCAGCACTTGGCACTTGACGATCTCTTCGGCAAGCTCAGGAAAGAGGAGCTCGAGTTGCTCGATCATGATCAGCGTGTCGGCGAACTCTTCGGCCATCTGCTTGAAGTGGAGTTTCGTCGGGCGTTGAGAGTAGCGCATGACGGCAGACGTGGCTTCGGAGAGCTCTTCAGCCGTTTTGCTCAGCTGGCTCATGGGGCCGTAGTGTTCGGCGATGCTGCGGAGTTTGCTGGCGTAGGTTGTCCGTTTCACTTGATCTCCTTTGCTTTCTCATGCTCGGCCAGGTCACTGGCTGACATCAGCTTGTAGGTGGTGATGTAGCGTCGGAGATCGAGGCGGTCGCCGAACTTGTCGTCAAGCCAGTTCTCGCCGTCCCACTTCACGATCAGTGTGAAGACGTCAGAGGGATTGTCGCGGGGCACGAAGCGCATGGCGTACATGCCGACGTTCTTCGGGATGATGAGCGGCCATTCGTAGGGATATGGGTCAATCATTTTTTACCTCTGTTTTCAGTAGAAAAACTCGGATGGTGTTGTCTGGCTGTTTCATGCATTTGCATTGAAAGCCGGTTTCCGATCATTCGTCCCATAGCTATCTCCTTTTCTTGGTGTTGGGCTGTTTGGTTGCAGAGTTGCACGCCTCATCGTGAATCTTTTTCCGTAGTTCTCTGATGTCATCGAGCAGTAGCTGAACGGTGTACTGGAGACCTTCTGCCAAGCGTTCGCTTTCCTGAGCAGCGATGCTCATCTTTGAGAGGCTCCTTGGTTTGCCTTCTTGCCGGATGCTATAGATCTCAGAGAACTTCCTGATGAGGGCGTCTGCCTGGGCATTGATGGAGCAGGCGCGATCAGACAGGCGATCTGCGTGGATGCAGGGCGTTGAAGCCTTCGGTTTGATGGGACGCCATTCGGCGTAAAGCGGTGTCATCACGCTGCCCCCAAGATCACGTCATAGATGTAGACGGCGGAGCCGGCCAGGGCGCCGAGGAAGCTGCCAATGGCGACACCTGCCGCTGCGAGGAATACGACGAGCCCGACGAATCCAACGAGGAACTCGCAGAAGAGTAGAAAGTCTTTGAGCATGTTCTGGCTACAGATGGTTGGTTGATCTAGGTAAGCGCTCTTCCTGAGGGCTGACAATGCTCGGACGGAACCGGAACGAGCGAAGGGAGGAAGAGCGCTTGCCAAGATGCCCTCAATGAGGGCCGGAGGTCAGCAGATGTACTCGATGAGCTGTGGATGGTCTTTCGCGATTCTGAGGAAGACCATCTTTCGAATGTCGTCTTCAGTTGTGCTAGCCGGAACGGAGAAGCTCATGGGCATGAGGACTGTGCTGATCTCTCGACCGCTCCAGAGGTTGAAGGCCGTCATGCCGTAGCGCACGATCATGTGCGTCTTGAGGGTCTCGTTCGGAAAGTCCTCCATTGACCAACTCAGGCGATAGCCGACGCGACCGACCTCATGGATTTGCTCCCGGTAGACGATCATTCCGTCACGCATGTGGATCTCCTTTCAGGACAGATGAGGTCGATGTACTGCGGGTATTCATCGCAGATGATGCGGATGATCTTTTCAAGCGCTTCTCGACCGCTGATGTCGCATGCGACGTGAATCTTTCGTAGGGGTATCAGCTGCTCGATGTCCTCCAACGTCCTGAGGTCGAAGGAGTGAAGGTCGAAGATGAGGCGACAGAGCCGCCCCTCTCGTTCTCCGAGCCAGGTGAGGTTGTAGCCGACACCGTTGACCGTGCGGATTCGACGACCTTGGGTAATGGGGTGTGACATTGAGTCCTCCAGTAGGGTCAGATGGCGCCGAGCATGAGGAGCGTCAATGCCGCGGTCGCTGGAATGGCTGCGAGTAAGGCGAATCCAAATCGAAGCTCGCGACGGTCTTCTTCCTCGGAGCAGAGCGGTCCGCGGTAGTCCTGGTCCGGGGCGCCGAAGACGAAGCGGGATAATGCCGGCGGAAGGTGGGCGACCATGCGAAGAAGCGTTGTCATTTAGAGCTCCTTTCAGGGGAGGTGAGAATTGGGGTGTAGACGTCGGGGTCAAACCAGTTTTCACGTAGAGTCACCACGGACGCAGATTCGAGAGGGTTGGCAGCGCCGATGGGGCCGTCGCAAAGGCACACCACCAGCGACGGGTCAACCGTCTCTAGCGCCGCCTTCAGCTGACCGACAGTGAGGCGGCCATCTTCGACGGCACGCGAGAGGCAACCTCTGGTTGCGCGCTTATGGTTGAGTACGATGGCCTGCTTGCGAGCGGGTTTGGTGTTGGTGTTGTTCATGATGGATTCCAGTATTGCTGGGGGCTCCTCGCAGTGAGAAGATGGACGGTGAAGCAAATAACCAACCACTCACTGGAGGATGCGCTTGATTTGGTCGGTCATACCGCCATCTTTTCAGACACGGACTGCTTCGCACCCGGTTCAAGGATCGGATCTAGGTTCTCGTCTGCGGCAATTGCACATACAAGTGCGGTGCGGGCGACAGTGTCAGCGAGAAAGCCGATCGAGAAGTACGTCTCGTCGCAGTAGATGTGTTCTGAGAGCGTCCAAGTCAGCAGGTCCTGCATGACTGTCTTCTTGATGTCGAGGACAAGGCTTGAGTATTCGTCGCGGATGTCATCGCTAGGAAATGCGGGGGCGCCTGCGAGCTCTGCCGCCATTCTGGTCCGCACGAGCTTGTAGTACTCGTGCTTGCGGGCTAAGGCGATGTAGGGGCGCATGAATGCGCTCGTCAAGGCGATCTGGTTTGTGGCGTCGGTCATGGTTCATTCCTCAAGTTCGATGTCATCTGCGATGTCGTTGAGCCAGACAGCGGTGTTCTTGATCTTGTCGGCTTCGTCGAGAAGGTTGAGGGCGTCTCCGCGAACACAGAGGCTGTATGCGTGGCGCAGCAATCGGCGGACGATAAACAGACGGCGACCTTCATCGGTATCAAGCTCTGCGACCGGGAGGCTGGAGAAGTGCTTTCCAAGCTTCTTGCGGATGGCTTGGACGTCGAGCGCCGTGCTGGAGAGAGTTTCAGTGTTGGTCATGAGAAAACTTCCGTTGTTTGTTTTCGTGCTAGCAAGCTACACTTGCGTTGCGTGAAGAAATAATAGCGCCAAATCGAGTGAGAAGCAAGTAAAAATTGCTGTTTGGGCAAGCGAAATTTTGCGGACGCAACAAAAAACCCCGCTTCTAGGCGGGGTTTTTGAGGAAGTTTTGGGTTAGATCAAAGTACGTCAGCTCGAATCTGGAGGACTAGGCGCCCGACAACCGTGATCGTGTCGGCGATCTCCCTAGGTATGGTTTGTGGCGGGTACATCTTGTTGTCTGACAGCAGCGTGAGGGACCCGTCGATATTGACTTGGACGCGTTTAATGAAGATTCTCGTTTCTGCCTGCAGGCAATAGATGCCGTCAGCAAGGATCGTCGTTTGGTTCTTGTCGATTACGGCGGACGAGCCGCGCTTGAGGGTAGGTTCCATAGAGTCGCCGAGCGTGTGGATGATGTGCAGGTTGTTCACGCCAGTTACGCCCGGCCACGACGAGGCCGCCGAGGGGGATACGCCGATCAGTTGAACGGGGGAGAGATCGTCTCCGGGGTTCCCGCCGCCACCGCAAGAGCCGTACACGTCAAGGACCGGGATCAGGACGAGATCGGAGGTTTCTTCAACGCGAGAGGAAGGCTCACCTTTTTCGTCGATGACAACGATGTTTTCTCCCGTGAGGAGGGAAACGGAAACGCCTAGCAGCTCTGCCAGTCTGCGAAGGTTGGAGAGCGTAGGCGCGGCGCCAGACGCCCAGCGCGTGACTGCTTGGCGGGAGACTCCAAGAGCTTGAGCAACCTGTTCATGAGTCAAGCCCTTGCGTTCGATGGCGAGGGAAATAGGGGTTTGCATGGTGAGCTCCACAAAAGAGGTTGGGCTTGCTTACCTAACGAGTATGCAAGGAAATCTTGCTCAACGCAAAGCAAGAATCGCTTGCGACCATGTTTCGTGTATGGCTATAATTGCTTGCATCTGGAGGTCTGAATGACACGTACTACTTGCAAGCTCAATCCCGTGCAGATGGCGATCCAAGCTGCGGGCGGGCGCAAAAAGCTCGCCGAGAGCCTCACTCCGCCTATCACCAGACAGGCGGTGGAGCTTTGGCTACATAACGGCGAGGTCCCACCTCGTCGAGTCGACGAAGTGTCGAGGCTCACGGGAATACCGAAGCATCTTCTTTCTCCCCTGTTCAAAAAGGAGTCGTGATGGCGGATTACGACAACACTCGCTACTACTGGCTTCAGCTACGTGAAGAGTTTTTTGAGAGCGACGAAATCGACTGGCTTGAGGAGCAGCCGAATGGCCCCGACCAGGTGCTCTTCTATCTGAAGCTGTGCCTCAAATCACTCAAGACGAACGGGTTGCTGGTCCGCAGGGTGGGTCAGATGCTCATCCCGTATGACGTAGAAAAGCTCGCCGACTTCACTAGATCCGACGTCAACACTGTCCAGTGCGCAATCGTAAATCTGAAGATGTGCGGGCTTGTTGAGGTCTTGGAAGACGGGACGATTTTCATGGCCCATCTGTCCAACTTGATCGGTTCAGGCAGCGGCGGCGCCTTAAAGAAGCAACAGCAGAGAGCCCGCCGCGAGTTAGCCAAAAGTGCCTGTCTCCCAGTGGTGGACGATGAGGTGGACAAAGGGGGGGACAAATGTCCACTAGAGTATAGAGATAAGAGATTAGAGACTAGAAGGGAGGATATGGGTGGAAATTCGGCGCCTCTTGACGACTATGACCTGATCGCCGACGAGGTCGGCTCTGAGTTCGACGTTGTCGAACCCCCGCCCGGACCGACCGCGTGCAACGAGGAAAAGGATCAAGGCTCACGCATGCCGCCGTGTCCCTACGACCGGATCGTGACCCTCTACCACGAGATCCTGCCTGAGCTCCCCCGGGTGGCCACGCTCACATCCAAGCGCAGAAGCTGGATCACGGCACGCTGGCGCTCTGTCTGCACGACTGAGAAGGTCGCGAGTCAGGCTGACGGGCTTGACCTCTTTCGGGGGTACTTTTCCTTGGTACGAAAAAGTCCCTTCCTGATGGGGTTGAAGCAACCAGGAAAGGGCCATAGCAGAACGTTCAAGGCCGACTTGGAGTGGCTCATGAACGAGTCAAATTTTACCAAAGTCGTGGAAGGGAAGTACGCGTGATGGGAGCCGAAAAAACGGTTTTAAAAACCCGTCAGAAAGAACGGGTTTTAAAAACCGTCTAAAAAGGTAGCGATATGGCAGACATTTTTCAATCGATAGCCATCTTATGCGTGGCAATTACGGGCGTCGCCTTGACCCTGTACTACCGGGGGCTGCGGGATCGCGTGGATGTGATCCAGAGGTGGATGAACTCTGTCAGAGAGCAGTCATCGACCCTGAGCTCTTACGAGGCGCCAGAGAGCTCTCCTGATTCCAAAGACGGGACCGGGATGGATTCGCGGAGCGTCTTATGAAGCCATCGCCAGCGGTAGTCGACGGAGATCTCTATGGATTCTGCGGGCTTATGGAGCCTGACCCAAAGCCAGATCCCTTCTTCGAGGGAATTCGCGGAGGTCTGAAAATCGACGGGGATCGAATCTGAAAACTCAATGTCTCCAAAGTCTCCGAACCCGTATCCGAAAGTGCCATTGGTTCTGCGTCCGACATCAAAACCTTTGGCAAGGAGACGACCGAACCGAACGTTTTGCAAAGTGGTGCTTATCGAAAGACGGATTTCAAGATAGTAGTAGCCGTCTCGGCCCTGGTGGATCTTCGGGTCGGATGCTCGCTTAAGGAACGGGAGCTGCATTTGGATGAACGTGAGGTAGATGCCGACGATGGCGGCGACGGTGGCCGTAAAACCGAAAAACGTAGATAGATCCATGACTTTCTCCGTGGGGTGGTTGATGGACTGTGTTGGGGAACACACCTCAATCATCCCACGGAAGCAAACAAAAGGAGTTGCCGCTATGGCAGGGTTTCTTTCAAAAGCGATCAGCGAACAGAAAGCGCGGACGCGTCCGGATGCTGATGAGGGCAACGGTTCCTACATGGTGCCGACGTCGATGGCGTGTCCGGCTGCCGACTGTCCGTTCCCGTGCGATACGGGGCGCAATGGTCGGTTCCTTTGCTCATTCCATACGGGCGTGCAGTCGCAGTACTGGCCGCTCGTCACGGAGATTCTGCAAAGGTATTGGGCCGTCTGGCAGATGGCCATCATTCACTACCAATGCTTCAACGACTTGGAGGCAGCGACTGAAGTGATTCACCAGATCAACGCGGATCCCGTCATGCGGGCGGCAGGCATCGAGACGCTGAGTGAGGCCGAGATGAAGGCGATGTATGGGCGCGGAACTGGCCACTTCCCGCTCGACATCATCTCGACCATGATCCATCGTGAGATCGAAGTTGGGATCGCCAAGAAGCGCGAGCGTGACGCCGGCAAGAAGCAGGCAAGGCCGTCGGCTGCAGAGCGTGTACGTTCGCTTTGTCAGCGTATCGGTCATCGTGCGGCGCCGATGGCGGAGCCGGTTTGAGGAGTGGAAATGGAATGGTAGTCGTCGAAGGGGAGCCGATAGGCAAGGGGCGCCCTCGTGTGAGCTCGAGATCAGGCACTGTCTACACGCCGCGAAAGACTGTCGCGTATGAGGATGCGCTTCGCTTCGCTGCAAAACTGTCAAAAGATCGGCTTGGTATGGCCCCGGCCATTGCGATCATTCGAGCTTTCTCAGAACCGCCGACATCATGGTCGCAGAAGAAAAAGAAGGTGGCAGTCGGCGGCAGGGTTCAGAAGATCACGAAGCCGGATATCGACAATGTCGTGAAGTCGGCTCTGGACGGCATTCAGGATGTGTGCTTTGACGACGACAGACAGATCGTTGCATGCGTTGCCATCAAAGCCTATGACGTTCGGGCGAGGCTCGAGATCGAGCTCCTTGCGATCAAAGATGAGGGAGAGGTGCTCATCGCGCAGGGTGAGGGCAGAAGCTTCGAGGGGGGGTCGCTTGAGGATTTGCTGGCAAAGGTACTGGGAGGTAATTGTGGAGCGGGACTGGCAGACTGTGAAGAGACTGGAGAACTGGCTGAGGGTCTTCGCGCCGCGTAGGGCAGTCTCGTCATGGGGGCGAGCGCCATTCCTTGCGTTGGAGGAAACCCTTTTGAGGGAATATGGACGCGACGAGAATGCCCCGTGCAGGGCGGCGCCGTCAAAACAGTTGGATATGGCTGATGCGGAAAAGGTCGAGGCGGCTCTTTGCTCGCCTCTCATGCCTGCTATCGAAAGGAAGCTCATCACGACCTTCTATCTTGCTAAGGACGTCCAGTGGTCATGCTTCGGTCGACTATGCCGGTCGGCAGGGACTAGTAGGCGCCGGGCAGCCGATGACCTGATGGCGGCCGAGTGGCTGTTAGGGAATCTCCTGAGACGTCTTTACGATGCGTAGCCTATGATTTCTTGAGCTGAAGTAGGTGAAATGGCGAGTTGGTGTAGTTCGCCTTTTTTATTTGATTGGTTCAAGAGATCAGGAGCAAACATGGAGTTGGAAAGCATTCGTGCATACGATGCCCGTGAGCATTTGGCCTTCAATGGTCGCAGGATCAAAGAGAAGGCCTTCCGTAGCCTGTCAGGGTTGTTGCGAGGGATTTGCGTTGACGGTGTTGTCAACCAAGAGGAGCAGACGGAACTCTGGGAATGGATTCGTAAAAATGCTCATTATGCAAAGTACCATCCGTGGGATCTTGTGATCAATCATCTGGAGGACTATCTTCGAGACGGAAAGATCGATCCAGAAGAGATCGAAGACTTGGTTTGGCTCGCTGACAGACTCTCGGAATGGACAGATATCGATGACCTCATAAAGGATCGTATCCAGGAACTCCATGGGATTTTCCATGGAATACTTGCAGATAGACAACTGTCAGACGAGGAGATCAATTCTCTTCGTGATTGGGTCTTCGAACATGATTACCTTGCTGGCAGTTACCCATATGACGAGATCTCGTCGCTACTGGTCAATGCCTTGACGGATGGTAATGTCACTCATGAAGAGCGCGAACAGATCATGACCTTTATGGGGGAGTTCATCGACTTCAATGAATCGGCCACCTTGTCGAAGGAACGCTTTTTGGAGCTCAAGCAGAAGTATTCGATCAAGGGAATTTGCGCTGTTGATCCAGAGGTGGAGTTAGAGGGAAAGACGTTCTGCGTGACTGGTGAGTTTGAGAAGGCGAGCCGAGAAGAGGTTTGTCGCCGCATTCTGGATGCGGGTGGCCTGGTGAAGATGACTATCTCAAAGAAGATCGACTATCTTGTCGTCGGGAACGCCGGTAACCGGAGCTGGGCCTTTTCGTGTTATGGTCGAAAGGTTGAGCAGGCCGTGAAATTGAGAAAGGAAGGCGCTAAGTTAGTGATCGTCTGCGAACGGGATTTCTGGGATGCACTCGGATGATCCCTTGTTTAAGTAACCAAATGTAAAAAGAGGGGTGCAGACCTTGAATGGGGTTCCTTATACTCGGTTCATGAACTAGTACGAAGCTGTGAATCAGCCAACTTGAGCGCACGCGCAGGCCGAAGTGTATCTGTAGCAAGCGCTCAAGGCGCTAGTTCTTCTCTGAGTCGCGGCCGCAAGGGTGACATCGAGAAACTCCGAAGAAAGACGAAAAGGGCGACTTCGAAAGAGGCCGCCCTTTTTCTATTGATGGTTCGCTACCTTAGGGCAGTTTGCTCCGAGGTCGGGGCGGGGAGAAATCCTTGCCCTCTCTAATTACTTGGGTTACCTATGAAGAAAGCTATTGTGGCGGCCATTGCGGTCGCCTTTTTCGTTTCTACAGCTGCGGAAGCACGAGGTGGTCGTGGGTTCAGCGGCGGTCGTTCGTTCTCCCGTCCTGCTCCCGCGAAAACCTATGCCCCTAAGCGCACGACCGTCGTGAAGAAAAATACGACCGTCGTCAATCAAACGGTTCACCAAAACACCACCTCCAGTGGTGGCGGCTTCTGGTCGACTGTCATGGGGGCCGCCGCAGGCTCTATGGCTGGCAATGCCATTTACGACGCAGTGACAAAGGACGACGAACCGAAGCAGCCGGCACAGACTCAGCAACCACAGGTCGTTTACGTACCTGTCGGCTCTGACGGAAAGCCTGTTCAGCAGGCTCAATAAGCCGCTTTTTCTTTGCCTGGTTAGATCAAGGTTGAGGTTTTATCATGGTTTCCATGAGGTTCGTTTCCGTCGCCATTGGTCTCGGGTTGGTTTTTCTCAGCTCGAAACTCTCCACCGTCGCGGAACTCGCCATCTACGGCCTTGGATTCGCTTTCGTGGTTGACCTTTTTCTGGACTTGCTCATAGCAGACTTGAAGAAGGTGAGGAAGATTAATCTCCTCAGGCGGGACGCCCAGAAGTTGACAAAGAAAGATGAGTAGCGTGATGTAGTTAACGCTGTCAGTGACGGTTAGTCGCTTCTTTCTTTTGTGCTTTTGCTTTTTTGACTTTCGCTTTGGAAAGGCTTTTTTCAAGGCTTTGCGGTAATCCTCAGGCGCTACGCCAACTAAGGCGTCTACGACCGTTTTTAACGGAAGAGTGCTGTAACCTCGAAAAATCTCGGGGGAGGAAACCATGCAATCAAAGATCTTTTCTATTTCTGGATCGAGCTTTGCAAGTCTTGTTGCCTGTAAAGGATTCGTTGTGATCGGAAAGCTATTTAGCCTTGTAACCGGGCCTTGAACAAAAGCTTTTAGCTCGTTAAAGCGGTCGAGCGAATTTGTAGCATGGGGCGTTAAGGCACGTTCAAGGATCTGTTTGAAAGCTTGAACGTCGGATACCTTGGGGTTTGTTGCTTTGAACCGCTTTTGTTCGTCGTTATTCATTCAAACTCCGTCGGGATGTCGTTGATAGGGTCAGAGCTTCAACGATACACCAGGGAGAGCATGACGCCAAAGAAGCACGCAGGTGTTGCGAGCACCTGCGCGTGTTGCTTAACGGATTTTTCGGTTGGTTGATCCGTCCCCTGTAGATTTTCTTACTGGATCATATCTCGAGGGACGGGTCTGTCTTGACGGAGAGGCTGGCTTCTGGGGTTGCGAATTTGTTCCAGAAGCCAGTTTGGGGTGGCTCATAGCATTGATCCTCCATAAAAAAGCAAAGATAAAAGCCCGCAAGCAATAGACAGTTTGGTGTAGGTCCCAATGGAGCGAAGGGTCAATCCTGCCGCTTCTTTTTCGTCCATAGTTTCAGCGAGAACGCGGTCGGCGCATGACAACAGGCCAACATAGTGCATGTAGATTTCATCGCTCGTAAGAGCCGCACCGTCTCGAGCTATGAAAGGCGTACCGAGATTGGTTGCATAGTCAACGGTTTCGACAACGTGCAGAACACTTATGGCCTTGTAGAACGAAACGATTGCCAGTCCTGATGCAAAGGCTAAAAGAATAAGGCCGAACAGTTGTGCTCCATAAACCGTCGTACCCATGAAAAATTTGGTCATGTCGGCTTTCTCGAAGAACGCGACGCAGGCGGCAAGAATGAGCGACGATACCCACATGTAGTTCTTTGCTGTTGAATATTGCTGCCCTGTAATATCCGCGGTCCACTTTCGGATTGACGCGTCGTAAAGCGTCAGCATGTGTGCCGCTGCGGTAGTTGACTCTGAGGTGGTGCTCTTTAGCTCTTGGGGGGCGTATGTGTTGGATTCTTTTTGCATTGATCTTTCTTTGGCCGTTATATGACAGTTAAATCTTCTTTCTTCATGCTTAGCTAGACGTGAGTGTGAGGAAGTGCGGAGCGGTGTTGGCGCATCGCTCCGCTAACAGTGTACTCGGCCCTCGGGGAAAACCTCGGGGGCTTTTTCGTTTACAACACCGCGCAAGCCTAGCCGGGGACGGATTGTCCCCTGGAAGCTCACTCCGCGCGGTTACCTTTTCGCTACCTTAGGGCAGTTTGCTCCGAGGTCGGGGCGGGGAGAAATCCTCGCCCTTTCTCATTTTCGGAGGGTCGCTATGTTCGATCGATTTGATAACTGGCTTATGGATAAGCTCGTCCGGCTCTACGTCGCCGCGGTTCAGCGCCGGCAACGACGTATGGGCCGAGGAGATCCTAACTGTTTCGATGGAGTGCGCATCATTAACGCAAAGGATAGCCGGCCGGCTTTGTTTCAGTACGTTTATCGGATAACCCCATCTGGAGATGATAAATCTCAAAATGAAACCCCTTGGGGACATCGCGCCAAGTGCAATCCTATAGAAACAGTATTACTTTAGCTGTTTCATAATTTCTTGTTGGAGCTCCCTGAGACGAGAAGCTTTGATTACGTACCCGAGATGCAGCATTGTGTTGAAGTTAAAATTTGCTTTTGTTGTGAGCGTCACTTCGCCTGAGTTTTTCATAACGGGTCCACTATATAAAACCCCTACGAGCATGAGTCTTGAAGGCCCGAAAACATGGCTAAAGCTACCATCCTGACCATGCTCGGTGTAGCCATTCGGGCTATAGATAAACACAGGAGAGCCAGAAGAGCCAGGGAAGCATGCCATGTCGACAACAAAGTCTTTTTTGCCTTGAAAATCTTTGTTCAGCGGCGAGGCAGTGATTCCTCGCCGGATAAGGGGAAGGTTGTTGACTTCGTCCGAAAGTGCACTTGGGTATCCGACCATCATGACTTCCTCAATTGCGTCAAATCGTTTGTTGCTGCTTGGGATCAGATCCGTCGTTAATGTAACGCAGAGAATAGGCTCTGGCAGTTGGTTCGATATGGGGAGCAAGGGAAAGGCACATAGGTCTACCTCTGGGTTAGGGTGCCGAAAAATTACTGGAGGATGGCAAATGATGGATATCGATTTTTCGCCGATTGGGTTGTTCTCATCTTCTGTTCTGGTATGAAACGTAAGTTTGACCAACGGGAACTCCGTTGGAGGTAGAACGTGATTGTTTGTCACTAAGCATGGCATTTGCACGCTTTTGTTTGTCGACATGTCCATGACGAAACCAGTACCGTAGGATGCGGGTGTTCCGTTCGGGTTGAGAACGGTAATTCTCATCGTGGAATAAAGAAGTTGTTCTGCTGGGGTTAAGTTGAGCGGCATGAAGTATTTCTCCTTGGTTACGTTGATAGGGTCAGAGCTTCAACGATACACCAGGTAGAGCATGACGCCCTCGGGGGAAACCTCGGGGGCTTTTCAATTTAGAGGGACAAAATGAAGAAAGCTCTTGTGGCGGCCATTGCGGTCGCCTTTTTCGTTTCTACAGCAGCGGAAGCACGTGGTGGTCGTGGGTTCAGCGGCGGTCGTTCCTTCTCCCGCCCTGCTCCTACGAAGAGCTATGCACCGAAGCGCACGACCGTTGTGAAGAAGAATACGACCGTCATCAACCAGACGGTGAATCAATCTGCTCCTGCCTCTTCTGGCGGTGGCTTCTGGTCTACTGTTGCCGGATCGTTCGCAGGGTCGATGGCAGGCAATGCTGTCTACGATGCTGTGACTGATGACAAGGGCCAGGAGCCGGCACCGGCTCAATGAAATATTTGTAGGTTGGGAATCAAAATGGTGAAGAAAAGAACCTGGTAGGTTCTCCCGTAGTTCGAAAAAGGCTTGCGGGTATGGCGAGCTCGCGAAAGTCGTCTAGATATAAGTTTTGAAAAGGTGGTCTGACCACTAAAAAAGGGGCTTATCGCTCGACTTTGTTTGTGTTTACTGGAGGAGCGTATGTCGCTGAAAACAGCGGGGATTCGAGAGTTTGCGCGGATGATTGGTCGCTCGCATTCTTGGGTGGTCTCGCAGTGCCAGCGCAACATCATCCCCAAAACCACTGACGGAAAGATTCCGGTTGATGAAGCCTTGAAAGCGGTCGCCCGACTGGACGAAGAAAAGGCACGTGAAAAAGAAGCTCGTGAGAAGGCTGAGGCGGAAGCTGAGAACCTTCTTTCGTTTGATGATGCACGCGCCAAGAAGGAGACGTACCTCGCCGAAATCAAGGAGATGGAGGCGAAGGTCATGCGCGGCGAATATGTGGCGGTTGCCGATGTCAAGGCTGACGCCCGCGCCACGGCTGAAAGGCTTCGATCATTTTGCCTGTCCGCTCCATCTCGCTTTGCAGGCCTGCTTGAGAATCGCAATCAGCGAGACGTCGAGGCTGTGCTGGAGTCCATGTTTAACGAACTCCTTGAGAAGATTCACGGCGGTCAATTCACTGCCGACGACGAGGTGAAAGATGGGGATTTGGAGTGACGAGTTTGCTCGTATCTGCCGACCTATCTCACGCCTGACGGGTAGCGAATGGGCGGACGAGTTCCGCGTCGTACCGCCGGGCACGTCGCCCGAGCCGGGCAAGTGGCGCACCAGTAGAACGCCATACCTGAAAGAGCCGATGGATGCCGCGACTGATCGCGAGACCGAGAAGGTTGTGCTGATGTTCAGCTCTCAGCTCGGCAAGTCGGAAGCGCTTCTGGGCATCATGGGCTACTACGCCGACCAAGAGCCTTCTCCGCAGCTGATGCTTCAACCAACGGTTGAAATGGCAGAGGCCTTCTCTAAGGAGCGCATCAGTCCGATGTTCGCTTACTCGCCAGGACTCAAGGGAAAACTTGAGGAAGGCAAGGACGAGAAGGGGACTTCTCGCAAGTCGTCGACGACGATTCGCATGAAGCACTACCCGGGCGGTTATCTGGCGCTTGTCGGTGCAAATTCACCCGCGGGTTTGGCTTCTCGTCCGATTCGTGTTCTGCTGTGCGACGAAGTTGACCGCTACGGCGTGACGAAGGAAGGCGATCCGATCAAGCTTGCGGTACAGCGTACTGCGAACTTTGAAGCCAGTCGAAAGATTGTGCTTGTTTCGACGCCGACCACGACTGAAGAATCAAAGATCTACGAAGCCTTCAAGGAGTCGGATCAACGGTACTTTTACGTCAAGTGTCCGCACTGCGGTCATGAGCATCGTCTCGTGTGGGATTTGGTCAGGTGGGACAAGGACGCGGACGGAAACGCACTGCCGATGACGGCGGCCATGTACTGTCCTGAGTGCGGCGCGAAGACTCGCGGCCCGTACCGTCCTGACCTGAACATGCTGTCTACTGGTCGATGGGTCGCGCATAACCCTGGCCATTCGGTCAAGGGGTATCAGTGCAATGCGCTTTACTCGCCTTGGGTCACGCTTCACGGCTTGGTCGAAGAGTGGGTCTCGTGCACTGCTGAAAACAATCGCGAAAAGCTGAGGGAGTTCATCAACTTGAAGCTTGGAGAACCTTTCACAGCGATCAATCCCGATGAAGGGGACTTTGACCAGCTGCTAGACCGACGCGAGGAATACCCGACTGAGCACTTGCCGGAAGGAGTCCTCATGCTTACCGCTGGCGTTGACGTTCAGCGCAATCGCCTCGAGTGCTCCATCTATGGGTGGGGCCACGATCGCGAGTGCTGGGGGATTTGTCATCGAGTGCTCTACGGCTTGCCCGATGACCAAAAGACGTGGGAAATGCTCGATAGCGTGCTCGAGACTGAGTACAAGCACTCGAGCGGCGTGAAGATGCCTGTCTCTTGTGTCTTCATCGACTCTGGTGACGGCATGTACACGAACAATGTGTACGCCTACACGCGGGCGAGGGAGCGTCAGAGAGTTTTCTCGATCAAAGGCCGAGGCGGCGCGGATTTGCCTTTCGTAGGTAAGCCGAGTCGTGCCGGTACAGAGAAGGCCGTGCTTTTCCCGCTCGGCGTTGATGCCGGCAAGCGCAAGGTGATGGATCGCCTTGACGTGCTAGAGGCGGGTCCGAACTTCGTTCATTTTGATGCGAATGTGGACGCGGGCTTCACGGAAGACTTCTTCAAGCAGCTTACCGCTGAAAAGCAGGAAGTTGTCCGAGACAAGAACGGCTCGAGGCTCGTTTGGGTGAAGCTTCGCCAGCGCAATGAGGCTCTGGACTGCGCGGTCTATGCAACCGCGGCGATGGAGCTTCTGACGCCAAACTTCGACGTGCTCGAGCGCTACTACACGGGCCAGAAGACTGTGGAGTCTCTACCGGCTCAAAGGCGTGTCCGTCGTCGAGGGACTATCTCTCGAGGTGTTCAACTTTAAAGGAGCAAGAGATGACGAACCGAAAGCAAGAGGGGATACCTGTCCGCGTTTCACAGCGTCGGCTGTTGGAGACGATGGACGGCATCCACAAGGAAATCGTCGAGGTGGCAACCGAACATTACGTTGTTACGTTCTGCAGGAAGCGCCTCGACGAGCTAATCAAAGACTATGAAGCTTGCGCAGAGATGCTTATTGCATCATACGGCGGAGAAGGGAAGTCAACCTAAACAACCCCACCACTGAAGTATTTTGGCCGCTTCAAGACTACGAACAACATGTGCCCTCGGCGCTTCGGCTCCGGGGGCTTTCTTTTTTAGGAGGCCGCATGGCTTGGATCACGCTTGAAGAAGCGAGGAGAAACCTCGAGCTTTGGCTTGAGGCGTCGCGAGAAGTTGCCGCCGGCCAGTCTTACACGATCGGCACGCGCACTATGACTCGCGCCAGTCTCAATCAGATCATGAACATGATCAAGTACTGGCGAAAGGAAGTGGCTGCGCTCGAGGCGGCCGAGACCGGCAGGAGTCGCGTATACCGCGGAGTGCCGAGGGATTTGTAGGAGATGACGGATGAGTAAGTTATTCGAAGCAAACGGAACTCTTGCTTCGCCATCTCCGCCCCAAGAGTTAGCTACTGCAGTTCGCGCTCCTGCGAGGGTGGTCAGCTCCGGCTACTCTCTTGGCGGTGCCAGCTACGCAAAGAAGTCGATGATCGGGTGGCGAAGTACAACGACCGATGCCGATGAAGACATCGTCGAAAACATCGAGACGCTTCGCGACAGATCGCGCATGCTGTACATGACGGCTCCTATCGCGACGGGTGCGCTGAAGACAATTCGCACGAACGTTGTTGGCAGCGGCTTGAGCTTGAATTCTCAGATCGACGCCGGATTTCTCGGCATGTCGGATGAGGAAGCAAGCGATTGGGAAGCCAATACCGAGCGTGAATGGCGCTTGTGGGCGGATAGCGTGATGTGCGACGTAGAACGACGCCAGAACTTTTATCAGCTCCAGTCGCTTGTCATGCTGTCAACGTTGATGAGCGGCGACTGTTTTGTCATTACGCCGATGATTCGTCGCGTTGGCTCGGTGTACGACCTTCGTGTCGGGATCATCGAAGCCGATCGCGTTTGCAACCCGAAGGACAACCTTGAGGCCCTGAAGAAAAACATTCTTGGGGGCATTGAGGTCGGTAAGTACGGAGAGGCCATTGCAGTCTATGTCGCTAATCGACACCCTGAAGCTACTGCACGTTCGACGGACACGCTTGAGGTGAAATGGAGCAGAGTGCCGATCTTCGGTGATCGTACAGGTCGACGCAACGTCCTGCACATCATGACCGATGTCGAGCGTCCTGCTCAGCGAAGAGGCGTCCCGATTCTTGCGCCTGTCATTGAAGAGCTCAAGCAGTTGAAGCGCTACAGCGATGCTGAGCTGATGGCCGCAGTGATCAGCGGCATGTTCACGGTTTTCGTGACGACGCCTTCGCCTGACGAGAGCGGTCTTTTCGGCGGCGGTGGCGGCCTTCCCGCCATGCAGCGCATCGATCCCGATCCGCAGGCATACGAGCTCGGAAACGGCGCGATTGTGCAGCTTGCCGAAGGCGAGAAGGTGGAGATTGCCGATCCGAAGCGCCCGAGTGTGGCGTTTGACGGATATGTGCAGGCGGTCTGCCGGCACATCGGCGCGGCGCTCGAGATTCCGTATGAACTGTTGCTGAAACATTTCACGTCTAGCTACTCGGCCAGCCGAGCCGCGCTGCTCGAGGCGTGGAAGATGTTCCGCATGAGAAGGGAATGGCTCGTCAGTTCGTTTTGTCAGCCGGTTTACGAAGAGTGGCTGGCGGAGGCGGTCAGCAAGGGACGCATTAATGCACCGGGCTTCTTTGCCGATCCTGCAATTCGCGCGGCTTGGTCAGGCGCTGAATGGCACGGCGATGCACAGGGTCAGCTCGATCCCCTGAAAGAAGCGAATGCCGCTGTCATTCGTGTACAGAACGGCTTCTCGACGATCAGTCGTGAGGCGGCTGAGATGACAGGCATGCGGATGGATTCAATTGTGCGGACGCGCGCACGAGAGGAAGCGCTTTTGAAGTCCGCAGGGTTGAATGCAGCGGGCGGCACACTTCCGGTGGAAGAGGAGAAGGAGGAAAAGAATGAATAAGTTTTGGAACGTAAAGAGCGACGATACGAGCAAGGTCGCAAAACTCGACCTGTTCGGGTATGTCGGCGGCTCTAAGGATGATCCGTGGGGGAAAGGCTTCAACGAAGCTGAGTTTCTTGAGGATTTCCGTCGCATCCCGGAGGCTGCGGATCTTGAGATTTCGATCAACAGCTTTGGCGGCGCGGTGTACACGGGCTTGTCGATCTATTCGCTTCTCAAGGCGCACAAGGGCTCGATCACCTTCCGCATCGATGGCGCGGCCATGAGCGCGGCCACGATCATCACGAGCGTGCCGAACGCGAAGGTCATCATGCCCAAGGGTTCGATGATGATGATCCACAAGGTCAGCTCCGGTGTCTGGGGCGACACGGACGACATGCGAAAGATGGCGGACGACATGGAGAAGCTTGAAGACAACATCGTCGTCATCTATGCCGAGAAGTCCGGGCGCTCGGTCGAAGAGATTAAAGAAAAGATGAACGCGACGACTTACTTCAACGCTGAAGAGGCAGTGGCGTTCGGCTTGGCTGATGAGGTCGACGAAACGGTTAAGGTGCACAACTCTGCCGTCGGCGGCTTCGTCAACATGAACGGCCTGAAGGTTGAAGCGAAGTATTTCAGCGACATGCCTCAGGCTTTTTTCGAAGCGGAAACGCCTAAGGCGGCCGCAGTCAATAAGGAGGTCCGTATGGATCTTGAAACTTTGAAGGCGGACTACCCCGACCTAGTCGAGGCGATCCGCAAGGAAGCACGTGATGAAGGCGCAAAGGCCGAGCGTAGTCGAATGAAGGACATTGAAGACTGTGCCCTTCCCGGCTACGAGCAGCTTGTCGCTGAAGCCAAGTACGGCGAAAAGACGATGACGGGGGCGGAGTTGGCCGTCGCAATCGTCAAGGCCGAAAAGGCAACCGGCAAGCGTCGAATCACGGACACGGCGGAAGACGCCGATTGCCTGAACGGCATTACTGAAGATGCAGGAAACCTTCACGGTGTCGATCTTCCGGGCGAAGTCAATCAGGAGGCGCTTGATCGAATCATCGCCGCTGGTGCTCGCGGTTTCGAAAAGAAGTAAGGAGAGTTTTTATGCTCGCACAGGAAAAGTACACGACGACGGCAGACAACCTTTTTGCCGCGTCTCAGATGATGCCGGTAGTCGCCGATGCGATGACGGTGAAGGCTTCGCAGGGTGCTCTCAAGCGTGGTGCCCTTCTCGATGCGACGGGTACGCTCTGCACGGTCGATGCCGGCAAGACCACGATTTCCGAGGTCTATGCCGTTCTCGCTGAGGACGTTGATACGACGGATGGCGCTGTTGAGGCCGCCGTTTATCTCACCGGTGAATTCAACGAAAACGCTCTCAGCTTCAAGCCTGACAACGATGCCCTCGTGAGCGATTTCAAGGCTTCCGCTCGCAAGGTCTGCATCTTCTTCAAGCCGGCCATCTAAGGAGAAATACGCTATGGATATGTTTACTACCCGCACCATGTTGGGCATGATTGAGGCCGGTAAGAAGTCGAATCACACTTGGCTTCGCGATCGCTACTTCGCTTATCGCCCGACGTTCAACACGCAGAAGATTGATTTCGACATCGTTGGCATGGGCGGCCGCAAGATCGCTCCGTTCGTCAACCCGAAGGTCGGCGGCATCGTGCTCGAGCGCGAAGGCTATGCGACGTACAGCTTCGAAGCGCCGGAACTCTCTCCGATGCGCGTCACGACTGCTGAAGACATGCTCAAGCGCCTTCCGGGCGAGACTATCTACTCCGGCAAGTCTCCGAGCGAACGTGCTGCCGAAATTCTCGGCCGCGATCTTTCTGAGCTCGACGACATCATCACGCGTCGCGAAGAAGCCATGTGCGCCGAAGCGCTCTTCACCGGTAAGGTGACTGTAAAGGGCGAGGGCTACGACGAAGTGATCGACTTCTGGGGCAGCATCGGTGAAGGCGAAAAGCCGACGACGACTCTCACGAAGAAGTGGGACGCCACTGATGTAACGGCAAAGGACATTCTTGCCGACCTTCGCACAATCAAGCGCACGATGGTCAAGAACGGCGGCTTTACGCCTCGGGAAATGATCCTCGGATCCAAGGCATACGACGTCGTGATGGAAAAGCTTATTGCCGACCAGGTGCTCGACAATCGTCGTGTCGATCTTGGCTTCGTCAAGCCTCAGGAGTTGCCGAACGGCGTGTCTTACATGGGTCACCTGAATGAGGTTGATCTGGACATTTACTCTTACGACGAGTGGTACATCGACGAAGCCGGCAAGGAGCACCCGATGGTGCCCGAAAAGGCCTGCCTGCTCGCGTCTCCGAACACGAAGACGATGCTCGCTTACGGCGTTGTCGCGCTTGCCGGCGACGAGCAGGTGCGTTTCTACGAAGGTGCTCGCGTGCCTGATTCTTGGGTTCAGCGAGCCAACCCCTCCGGTCGAGTGGTTCAGATCAAGAGCCGTCCGCTCCCTGTCATTCAGCAGGTCAACGGCTTCCACCTGATCAACTGCCTGTCCTAGTCCTAATAAACGGTGAGGGAGGTGGTTCGCCATCTCCCTCTTGGAGGGAAAGATGCAAATCGAAATTCTTCAGAGCGTTTTGTACGAGCGCACGCGATACGCCACCGGCGAGATCGTTGACGCAGACGATGCGATGGCCGATGCACTTTTTGGTGCTGGCCTTGCCCGCGCCTGCGGTGTTGTCGAAACGGCTAAGCCAACTCCGCCGTCGGTCAAGCAGACGAAGGCTGCTACCACAAGGAAGCCCAAGCGCTCCGGCATTGATGCGGCCTTCGCCGACATGTCGGAGGTGTCCGATGGCGATTGACTACAAGAAGCAGTTCAAGGCAGACGTCTCAAAGACGTTTCTTGATCCGCGCATCTTCGCGGAGTGGCACGAGATACAAGGTCGTCGCATTGTCGCCTTGCTTGATGTGATTCAGACGCAGGATGACGACGGCTACCGAATCGGCGTATTCGTCAACAGGCTGAAGGTGTATGTACGAACTGAAGACATGGACCCTGCTCCTGTCGAAGACGAGCTGATCGTCATTGACGGCCACGAGTATTACGTTCGGTCTGTTTCTGATGAAGACGGCGTACTTGTGATGCTTTGTCAGAAGGCGAGCCAATGAAATACGTTTTCAGCTTTGGCGGAAAGCGTCACGAGAAAGAGATTGATCGTGCGCAGGCATTGCTCGCGGGAGTCCCCGGCGGCATTCAGCGTGCACTCATGCGCTCGATCAATCGGGCACTGTCATCCGGTCGAACAACGGTTGGACGAGAAGTCGCCAAGCGATATTACATCGATCCTCGCGACGTGAAGAAGACGGTTACTTTTAACCGAGCAACGAGAACGCGCCTTGACGGTCAGATGATCAGTACAGGCGAGCGAAACGAGTTGCGTGACTATCTGCATAAGCCGAGCGATGAAAGCACCACTGGAGCTAACAGGAAGCCAGTAAGAGTTTTCATCAAGAAAGGTGGAGCAGAAAGTTCGTTAGGTCGAGCGTTCAAGTTCAACAATCACATCTTTGCTCGTAACGGTCGCAAGATCACGGCGAGCCGTGGGTGGCACAAGGGCAAGGTGGTTGAGCAGATTGAAAAGCCAACTGGTCCATCCGTTCCCCAGATGGTAGGTAATCAGTCAGTTGTTGAGGTGGTTAGCGAAAAGATGGGAGCGGCCTTTGACAAACAGTTGGAAAAGGAAATTTCTGCTGTTCTCAAAGATAAGTAGGAGAACCAATGGTTGAAAACAATCTTTGTCAAGCAATCCGAGTACTGGTTCAGGACGCTGTGAAGGACTTGCTCCTTCCGACGCAGCCGAAAAGTCCGAAGGACGAGCCTAGCTTTCGAGAGCCTCAGGTGGTCAACAACTACCTGCCGCCCAAACGCTCTGGTGAAGCCCTTGACTTCCCTTTTGTTCTGGTCCGCGCTGAGCGAGGCTCGAGCAATCAGGATCAGACGACGGTATCAGTCGCGCTTGTCATCGGCGTCTACTGCCAAAACGGGCTTGATGGTGCTCGTGAAGGCCACGAGCATTGCTTGAACGTTATGGAAAGGATCCGCCTCAAGCTGATGTCCTTGCCGGGGTTGATCCTTGACGGGCGCTATCAGCTTCGAGGCGAGGTGACTTGGACGCTTCCGACCGATCAGCCTTTCCCCTTCTATCAGCTTGACATGGAGACTGAATGGCTTTTTAGGTCACCAGTCACGGTCATGGAGGATTTCTGATGGCAAAAGCCAAAGTCAGTCCGACGATTTACGTCGGTCCCGATTTGCCGCAAGGCGTACTGAAGCGCTACACGGTTTTCACGGGCAAGTATCCGCCCAACGTCGAAGAACTTCGAAAAAAGAGTCCGTCATTGTGCGGACTTTTTGTTTCTCTGGACAAGCTTCATGACGCCCGTCGTCGAATCAAAGTCCAGGGCGATCTTCTGAACACTCTTTCTAAACAAATCTTTAAGGAGATTTAACGATGGCTTACCGACATGGCGTTATCGTTTCCGAAGTGCCGACCTCGGTGCTTCCTCCGGTCGAAGTCTCTGCGGCGATTCCGATCGTAATCGGCACGGCTCCGGTCAATATGACCGATCCGAAGTGCGTCAACAAGCCGATTCTTGCATACTCGTATGAAGAAGCTGTTGCCGCCTTGGGTTATGTGCCGCCTGCCGCTGTAGCCGGTCCCACGCTCAAGAAGCATGAGTTCACGCTCTGCGAAGCGATCAAGGCGCAGTTCTCCCTATTTGCCGTTTCGCCGATCATCCTTGTGAACGTCCTTGACCCGACGAAGCATAAGAAGACCGCTATGACTACGAGCGTGACGCTTGATGCGAAGACCGGGCAGGCCGTGATTGAAGAAACGGGCATTCTTCCTGAGTCCGTTACGCTGACCCCGTCCTCTGCTTCTGCTTACGTCAAGGATACGGACTATGTCTTGTCTTTCGACGGCGACGGCAACCTTGTCGTAGCTTCTCTTACCGAGCCCGGCGGCACCTTCAAGTGCACGACTGGAGAAAGCCTCACGTTCTCTGCCGACAAGGTAGACCCGTCTGCTGTCAATGCAGATGAAATCGTCGGCGGCGTCGACGTGTCTGGCGTGAAGTCCGGCCTCGAACTTGTTGATGAGTGCTTCCCGCGCTTCGGCCTTGTGCCGGGTACGATTACCGCTCCCGGCTTCTCGAGCAAGCCCGAGGTCGCTGCTGTGATGGCCGCCAAGGCGTCCAACATCAACGGCTACTTCCGTGCGATCGCTCTCATCGACATTCCGACGGATTCCGTCAAGAGCTACACGTCTGTTGCGCAGTGGAAGAACTCGAACAACATCACCGATCCGATGCAGGTTGCTTGTTGGCCGATGCTTTCTCTTGACGGTACGGCATACCACATGAGTTCTCAGCTTGCCGCTCTTCTCGGCAAGGTTGACGCCGACAACGATGACACGCCGTATGTTTCTCCTTCGAACAAAAACTTCAAGATGACCGCGGCTGTCCTTGAGGATGGTACGGAGATCTGGTTGGGTCCCGATAACGGCGAGTACCTGAATGGTCAGGGCGTCGTGACTGCGATCAACTTCATCGGCGGTTGGAAGTGCTGGGGCAATCGCACTGCTGTCTATCCTAGCGGCACTGATGTGAAGGATGCCTTTATTTGCATCCGTCGCATGTTCAACTGGCTCGGCAATACGCTGACGCAGAGTTTCTGGCAGAAGCTTGATGCGCCTGCTAATCGTCGTCATATCGATACCGTCATCACGTCCGCCAATATCTGGCTCAATGGCCTAACGGCTCGCCAGTACATTCTCGGTGGCCGCGTTGAGTTCCTCGAGTCTGAAAACTCGTTGACCGACATGATGGACGGTAAGTTCAGCTTCCACGTTTATGTCACGCCGCCGTCCCCGGCTCGCGAACTCGACTTCGTTCTCGAGTATGACGTGAACAACCTGACCACGCTTTACGCTTAAGGAGGTAAAAGATGGCTGGAACGAATAATGTGCCGGAACGCTTGATTGCCTTCCGCGTTTATGGCGAAGGCAATGACCTTCTTGGTACTGCCAACGTCACGCTCCCGACGATCGAGCCGATGACGGATACGGTTACGGGTGCTGGCATTGCTGGTGAGATCGAGACGCCGATCATGGGCCACTTTGGCTCCATGACGGTCTCGCTCCAGTGGCGCACGATCGAAGCCTGCGCTGTGAAGCTGGCGGCTTTCAAGGCTCACAACCTTGACATCCGCGGCTCTCAGCAGGTCTACGACGCCGCCAACGGCGTCTACAAGACTGTACCGGTTCGCCTTGCTTTGAAGGCCCTTCCGAAGTCCGTTAATCTCGGCTCTTTTGAGACGGGTTCGACGACCGACAGCGAGACCGAACTGGAAGTCTCCTACCTCAACCTTTATATCGATGGTAAGAGCGTGATGGAGGTCGATAAGTTCAACTACGTCTGCAAGTTCGGTGACGACGACATGCTCGAAACCGTCCGTCAGGACCTTGGTATCGCTTAAAAAAAACGAATAGCCGGGAGGGTTCGCTCTTCCGGCTTTTTCTTGAAGGAAAAGCAAAAATGAAGATTCCGTTCTCGAAGCCTTACAACTTTGAAGGCAAGGAATATAAGGATCTTGAGATCGACTTTGATGCCATTACGGGGCGAGAGGTTTCTCAGGCAAAGCGCGACTTCTTCCGTGCTGGAAACTTTGCCAGCTCGAACGTTCTTCAAGCGGACGTTGATTTCTGCGTCTATCTTGCCGCGAAGGCAGCCAAGTTGCCGATCGAGTTCATGGAAGGCCTGCCGGCAAAGGATTACCTTGCTGTGTCTACGATGACTGCAAGTTTTTTGCTCATGTAGGCCTCGGCGGCAAGTTTGACGTTGAGGAGCGGTTGATGCTCGTCTGCCTGCGCCTGCGGTCACACGCGGGCGGGTCTGTTCTTGATTGGATGTCAATGCCGATCACGGAGCTTGGACATTGGAACCGCGTGGTACAGCAGGACTTGAAGGAACGCGAGAGTAGGCAAAAAGGGTAAACGGCGATACAATGAATTATTATCATTGCGTTTTCGCTGGGCCGCCATGGATAAATTTATCGATCGCCGTACTAAAGAACTGGATGAAATCATGCAACGCGAAGACAAAACCAATCTCGAAAGGGATATGGCGTTGCATTTCCTTGGCACAGCCGGTCTTGGCTATGTTAAGGGGTACCTTGGGGCCATGAAACTCATCATCCTGAGTGTTGTTTTGTCAGTTGTGTGTGGGGTGATTCTCGCGCTGTTCGAATGATTGCCTAACGCTGTCTGTGGACTGGAAGCTCGTCAAGAAATTGGCGGGCTTTTTTTATTGGGGAATAAAAAATGGCAGGGGTTGAACACAGTTTGACTTTCAAGTTGGCAAGCCAGCTATCTTCGACATTCCCTCAGGCTTTTCGCTTCGCTGGCGGAACGATTCAGGAGCTGTCCGCCACAATGGCTTCTCTCGAAGCTGAGGCGTCTAAGACTGGCGCTTTCCTCAAGCAACGAAAAGCTGTAAAGGGTGCTTTGTCGACTTATCAAGAGGCAAAGAAAAAACTGGATGCTCTTGAAAGTTCGATTTCGCAAGTTGGTGTTCCGACAAAGAAGATGGCAGCCGCGCATCTAAAGGCGAGCGAGGCTGTAAAGCAATGCGAAGTTAAGCTGGAGCACGAAAAGCGGGTGCTAAAGGGCCTGCCAGTTGATGCTAGAGCCGCGTCTAAGACAATCGAGGCTCTAGAGGAAAGCCAAAAGTCACTTGCAGGCCAAATAGACGAAACCAAAGAGAAGATCAAGCGCCAGCAAAACGCCTTTAAGAACTTTGATGCGGCCTCAGGGAAAATTACTATGGCCATAGGCTCGTTTAGGGCCGTTGGTGGTGCAGTTTCGTCCGTGAAATCCGCCATTGAAGGACCGGTTCAGGCGTCAATGAAGATGGAAGATGCAATGGCTGATTTGGCTAAAGTATCTGACTTCACACCTGAAGGTTTGGCTGAGATGCAGAGAAAGCTCGAGAAAATGAGCTTGACCATTCCGATGAGCGCAGACGGTTTGGCACAGATTGCCGCCGCGGCCGCGGGGGCAGGCGTTGCTCAGGATGAGCTTCTCGGCTTTACTGAGCAGGCGGCAAAGATGGCTGTCGCCTTCGACATGACAGCAGAACAAGCGGGCACGATGATGGCGAAGTGGCAAAGCGGTATGAAGCTCACGATGTCGCAGACATACGCGCTCGCTGATGCGGTCAACGGGTTGAGCAACAACAATGCTGCACTTGCAAACCAGATCGGCGATACGGTTCAGCGATATGGCGCTTTGGGTAAGGTAGCTGGCCTTTCCGAAAAGCAGACTGCCGCATTGGCTGCGTCGCTGATTGCATCAGGCGCATCGAGCGAGACCGCTGCAACTGGCATGAAGGCGTTTATGGGAACCCTTGCCAAGGGTGCTCAGCTTTCAGAAAGGCAACAGGCCGCGCTTGCCAACATCGGTATTCCTGATGTAAAGCAGTTGCAAAAGGATCTTCAAAAAGATGCCGCCGGAACGATCGTAAAGGTTCTCGAGGGCTTGAACGGCCTGTCGGAAGAGAGGCGAACGATGTACCTCAATGTGCTGTTTGGCGAAACAGGCAGTGAGGCTCTTGGTCCTCTTCTTCAAAACCTTGATGCTGTGAAGAAGAACTTCGATTACGTGGCCGATGAGGCCAATACTGCGGGGTCAATGGAAAAGGAGTTTGAGGCTCGGTCCAAAACAACGTCTAATTCTCTGGTCCTTCTGAAGAACTCTGCGGACTACGTTGCTCGAGCGTTTGGCGATCAGTTCTTGGGGCCGATTCGAAGAACGGCGCTCTATATGGGCGGCCTTGCGGAAGTGGCCGGTTCTTGGGTTCGAGAGAACTCAGCGTTGGTTAAGTCTGTTTTGAAATGTGCGGCTGTTTTGGGCGGGTTGGTAACCGCTGGCATTGCATTGAAGGGCGTCATGTATGCCGCCTCGGCAGTGATGGATGTCTGGCGCGGGTTGTGTGTGTTCAGCTCTCTCGCCATGAAAACGACAATGGTCGTAGGAAACGCTCTTGCAATGACCGGGCGACTTATCGGCGGAGCTTTTTCGTTTGCTGGAAAAACGCTGAAGGGCATTGCATGGGGTGCCAGCAGGGTAGCGATGTTGGCTTGGCGTGCGGCCTGTGTTGCCACAAGCACGGCAATTGAGGCTTCGATGGTGCTTATCAAGCTGTTTGGTGGCGCTTTGTGGTTTGCGTTTACCAATCCGGTCGGCCTGGCTGTGACCGCGTTGGCTGGGCTTGTAGCGGGTGGCGTTGCGCTGTACAAAAACTTTGATGTTGTTAAAGAGAAGGTGGATGCCCTTCAAACGGCGTTTACTCAAAAGTTTCCTGGTATCTCGAAGGTTGTTCAGTTAGCTTTTTCTGGTATTCAAAAAACCTTTGTAATGGGGCAGGAAAAGTTTGAACAACTGGTCGGGTGGATCGACGGAATCTTTCTTACCAAGTGGGGTTCTGTATGGCAGCGCGTTCAAGATTCGTTCGCTCAAATCTTCGGCGGGCTGAGCGGGTTGATCAAGGCACCGATTAACAGCGTAATCGGGCTTGTAAACGATGCTCTGTCAAAGCTGAACGGACTGAGCATTGAGCTACCGACGATGCTTGGCGGTGGGACTGTTGGGTTCAACATCCCTGAGATTCCTCAACTCGCCGACGGTGGCGTTGTGTCATCTCCTACGCTTGCGATGATTGGTGAAGGCCGAGAGCCTGAGGCCGTGATGCCGCTCTCGAAGCTTGATGCCGCAACATCCAGTAGCTCTACCGTTGTCAACTTCTCGCCCGTGATTAACGTCACCGGCGGAAGTGCGGATACGTATGCCGACGTGAAGCGGGCGCTTGACGAAGGCCGCAGATCGTTTGAACGCGAGTTCGATCAGCTGATGCGGAATCGCTCCCGCTTGTCTTTCGCTTAAGGAGGAATGATGAAGTCATATACGACTGTCTCTATGGACACGTGGGACATCATCTCCAAGAAGGTCTACGGTGATGAGCACTACATCGACAAGCTAATCGCCGCAAACGTCCAGTACAGGAAAGTCGTCATCTTCTCTGCGGGCATTGTCCTCTCGGTTCCCGAGGTTGACGTATCGCCGACAAGTGATGAGGGCTTGCCTGCTTGGAAGAGGTTGAAGCATGACTGATCCTCGAGAGACAAAACTTACTTTGCTCTTCACTGAGTCAAAGACTGACGCGACGAGCGACATCATGCCTGATCTTCTCTCCTTTTCGTATGACGACAGGGAGGCGGATCAGGCGGATGAAATCTCGCTGACGGTCAAGGACGAGAAGGGCAAGTGGGCAGGTTCTTGGAAGCCAGACGGCGGTGAGACGATTCGGGCCTACATCAAAGGTTCGACCTGTCCGAAGCTTTTCTGTGGGAAGTTTTACGTCGACTCGATGCGGGTTAGCGGCTCTCCGAGAGTTTGCGAAATACGTGCCGTGTCGATCCCGTTGAAGGCTCCGATTCGCCGCCGACTGGTGACGAAGGCTTGGGAGAACTACACGCTCAAAGGCATTTTGAAGGAGATTGCGGCGAAGGCGGAGATCTATTTCTACTTCGAAGTTGAGGAGGATCCAGAGTATGACCGACTTGACCAGAAGGAAGAGAGCGATCTCGCTTTTCTGTCGCGTCTCTGTCAGGACGCGGGGTTGTCGATCAAGGTTACTGATGACACGATCGTGATCTTCGATCAGTCGCGCTACGAGAAGATGGAGCCTGCCTGCGAGGTAGAGCTTGGTGTGTCGGATGTCCTGTCTTGGGATTTCCAGACGACTCAATCGGACACGTATAAGAGCTGCGTTGTTTCTTGGCGAGACATCAAAAAGAAGAAGCGCAAGTCCGCGGGCGGCTACAACCTTGACTTGGAAAAGCCTTCGGATAAGCCGCCGGCGAAGTACAACATCGACCTTGAAAAGATCGACGACTCAAATGCGTCGAAGAACCCTGCGGTCAATACGTATGTCTATGTCGATCCGGATGCCGATGCCAACGGCCAGGAGTACAAGCTGAAAAAGCGCGTGACTTCAAGGGCTGAGGCCGAGCGTGTGGCGAAGGCTACGCTTCGACGCCTGAATCTGCGAAGCGTCACCGGCTCGATGACGCTCGTCGGAGATACGCGGCTTGTGGCCGGCATCGTGATCGAGGTGAGGGGCTTCGGAAGCTTCGATGGAAACTTCTTCATCGAGTCCGCCTCGCACAGCGTGAGCGAGTCCGGCTACGTGACGACGATTAACGTCCGCCGCGTGAATAACAAGTATTGAGGTGAGTGATGGAAACCGACACTATCAGAATCGGTGAAGTCGTCTCGATCGACCCGGTCGCCTGCACTTGCCGTGTTGTCTTTGATGACGACGACAGCTTGAACTCTTATGACCTGCCGGTCATGCAGAGGTGCACGTATGACAATCACGACTATCAGCTTCCGGACATTGGTGAAGATGTTGTGGTCGCATTTCGACGTGGAGGTGAAGAGGACGGTATTGTTCTCGGCTCTTTCTACGCGGGTGAGATTACGCCGCCTGAGTCCAGTCCTGAGAAGCGAACGGTTGTTTTCAAGGACGGGACGCGATTCAGCTACGACCGAGAAGCGCACGAGCTGACGATGACGATTGAGGGAACGGAGATTGTTTACAACCGCAAAACGGGAACGATCACTGTGCCCGATACGATCACGGTCAACTGCACTGACGCGGTTGTGAACGCCTCCAGCTCGATAACCTTCAACTCTCCGACGTCGACGTTCACGGGTGACGTGATCATTCAGAAAACGCTTTCGGTTACCGGCCTCATTACGGGCGCTGGCGGCTTCACGGTCTCTGGCGGCAGTGGCGTCAAGGCTACGGGCGACATCGAGCTGATCGGCTCCATGAATGCTTCTCAGGACGTTGTCGCGGGTGGCATCAGCGTGATGTCTCACACTCACACTGCGCCGCACGGTGAAACGAGCGGGCCGCACTGATACGACAAACATAAAAAGACAAACCCCACGAAGAGCGCAATCCTCGTGGGGCTTTTTTTTGATCGAAAGGTATGAAAGATCAATGAAAGATATTTTACCGCAAAACTTCTTTCAGTTCATGAAGAAGCTGTTTCAAAAGGATAGGCCGACGATGGGAATCAAGATTTTGCGATGGGCGTTCGCGTTGTCCATGAGTGTAGTGCTAGTGCTTGTCGCCACATGCTTTGCTTTTTGGACTCTGGCATATGCCTACGAGGTGTCGGAGGCGCTATGGCCGGTGTGACTGGACTGTTTGGAAATATTCCGTTCGTGACCTCCTCGGCCGTCTGTTTGACTTTCAAAGACTTGAAGGTCGAGCGTTCGACGCGGTGGGCTACGCACGAAGTGATAGGTAAGAAGCCGGTTGTCGAATATGTCGGACCAGATCTAGCGTCGGTGAGCTTCACGATTCAACTCAACTCGCTTCTCGGTATGCCGCCGATTGCGGTTCTGAAGGGGTTGCAGATGCTGATGGAGAAGAAGGAAGCGCAGCGGCTTTTGATCGGCCCGGACTACTTGGGCAAGTTTGTCATTGAGTCCGTTTCGGAAGACCGCAAGGAACATACGAATCTCGGCATCCCCGTTAGCGGATCCGTGACGATCACGCTCAAGGAGGTCGGTGATGGCTAAGTATCGAGTAGGTCAGCAAAGCATTGACGTTGACTTTGCGCCAGAAGGCGTGATGGAGATCCTGCAGAACGTTCGAACAATTCTTGCCACGCGCAAGGGTTCCGTTCCGCTCGACCGCGACTTCGGTATTTCGTGGGACAACGTAGACCAGTCGCTTCCCGCTGCAAAGATGCTGATGCGTTCTGAGGTGATAGACGCCATTGAGCGATATGAGCCGAGAGCAAAGGTGACCAGCGTTGATTTCGCAGAGGATGTTGAAGGCGCAATGGACGGCGTGCTGAAGCCGATCGTGACTGTACAAATAGGAGGTGAGTGATGGCAGAAACATTGCCCAGATGGGGGCTGAAGGACATCAGTTTTCTGACGACGGATGCGACGGCGCTAGAGGCTGAAATCATCACCGCATTCGAGAAGGCCAGCGGAAGAACATTGGCGGCGGGTGATCCTGTCCGCCTTTTTCTTTTGTCACTCACGGCCATTATCGTGACGCAGAGAAGCGCAATTGACGCGGCCGCGAAGCAGAACTTGTTGTCCTATGCGCAAGGAAGCTATCTCGATGCGCTAGGGCTTCTGCTGAACGTTGAGCGTTTGGCGGAGAGCAAGGCCGTGACGACAATGCGATTCACGCTTTCGCGAGCGCTAGGCGAGGTCGTGACAATTCCATCCGGCACTGAGGTGACAAACGGCACGGTGACGTTTGCTACTACTCAGGATCTGGATATCCCTGTCGGATCTTTGACTGGTGACGTGCAGGCGGAGTGTACGAGCTCCGGTCCTGCCGGCAACGACTTCTTGGCCGGACAGATCAACGTCATCGTCAAGCCGCAGACTTTCGTCGCATCGGCCGAGAACGTCACGATCACGTCTGGCGGCGCATCCGCCGAGAGTGACCTTGACTATGCGAACCGCATCCGCCTAGCGCCAAATTCGTTCAGCGTCGCGGGACCGGAGAAGGCGTATATCTTCCATGCGAAGAGCGTGAGCTCGGCCATCATCGACGTATGCATTGACTCGCCGACGCCCGGACAGGTGGACGTCTATGCGCTTCTTAAGGGCGGTGAGCTTCCATCTCGCGAGACGCTCGAGCAGATCGAAGCCAGGTTGCGCGATGGCGAGATTCGGCCGCTGACAGACTATGTCCGAGTGCTTTCGCCCGCCGCTGTGAACTATGAGATTCAGGTCGACTACTGGATTTCGAAAGAAGATCAGTACAAGGCCGCAGAGATCAAGGCCTTGGTCGAGAACGCGGCTGTTGCATACAAGTCGTGGCAGCAGGCAAAGATCGGACGCGACATTACGCCTGAAAAGTTGACGCAACTGATCGTAGCCGCAGGCGCTTGTCGCATTGATTCTGCGACTCAGAAGCCTGCAGCGTTCAAAGCGTTGACACGCAGTCAGGTCGCGCAGTGCACGAAGCTGACGGTCAATTACAAGGGATTGAAGGATGAGTAAGGAGCTAGACAAGACAAGCTTGCTCGACCTGCTGCCGGACTCGATCTCGAAGGATTCGGACGTGTCGGCCGCCGCTAAGGCGCTAGACATTCCGCTTCGTGAGATGACTGGTGTTCTCGATCTTCCGTCGATTTACGTGAGCATCGACAGCCTGACATCCGAGCAGCTCGATCATTTGGCGTACTCGTGGGATGCAAGCGTCTGGCGCGATTCTTGGCCGATTGAGCTGAAGCGCTCGATCGTAAAGCAGGTCGTTCAGGAGAAGCGAAAGAAGGGAACGCGAAAGGCCGTTGAGGAGGCTGTTGAGGCTCTCGGCTCTGCGGCCACGATTCAGGAGTGGTGGGAGACGACGCCGAAAGGCACTCCTCACACTTTCACGATCTTCGCCTCTCTCGGCAAGATAGACGGAACTCTTGAGAGCGAGATGCAGGAGGACTTGATCGCGCTTATCAATGACGCAAAGCCTGTGCGATCGCACTTTGACTTCGTTGTCGTCAAGAACCTCCTTGGCCGAATCGGGTGGCACGGCTCCGTGCGCCCGGTGGCGTATGCGCGTATCAGGTCAGAGCTGATGACAAACACCGAGTACACATCGACGCTGGACGTGAGTCTTGCGTTTAGAACGCTGACTGAGCATTGCTTTATCGGCGTAGCGAAATAGGAGTAAACGATGGATTTTGTGTTGACAACGGCAGGGCTTCAGGCGCTGATCAACGTCTCTGAAACTGGGACAAACGCCATAGAGCTGACGCATATCGGCATAGGCTCAGGCAAGGACACGCCGACGAAGGCGCAGACGGCGTTGCAGAGTCAGATCAAGACTCTTCGAATCATCGAAGGTGGTCAGGCAGGAGATAACGCGATTCACGTCGCTGCACGTGATGCCGACGCTGTGACGTATGAGGCTTTTGAGGTCGGCATCTTTACGTCGACCGGTACGCTCTTTGCCGTGACTTCTCAGACGACGCCTATCATCCAGAAGACTGCGGCCGCCACTGCACTTCTCGCGTTTGACTTGAAGATTGTCGGAGCGGAGGCTAAGGCGATTACGTTCGGCGACGTGACGTATCAGTTCACAGCAGGAACAACAATTCGCCCGGGGATCGTTGAGCTCGCAACAGCTGATGAAGTGATCGCCGGCACGGATACGCTCCGAGTTGTGACACCTGATGGGCTGTCGAAGCGAACGGCTACGACTGCGCGAACTGGGATTATCCGGCTTGCGTCGGATGCTGAAGCGAAGACCGGAACGGACGCGGTAAAGGCGATCACGCCTGCAACGATGAAGGCCGCGCTTCTCTCGACCTACAAATCGACAACGGAAGCTGTTGACGCAGGAACGAACGATACTTCGTTCATAACGCCCAAGAGTATTCGTACGCTTGAGGCGAACGTGTCTCGACGAGGCTTGATTCAAGTTGCCAGTGACGAAGACATCCGCGCCGGTACTGCAACGGACAAGGCCGTTACGCCAAAACAGCTTGCAGATTCGCTTGTCGGTATCGTGCCGATTGCGGCTGAAGACACCGCAGGTGCGATTCGCATCGCATCGCCGACCGAGGCCGCTGAAGGCGTTGTTTCGGACGCGGCCGTGACGCCTGCAACGGCAAAGACGCTCGTCGACGAAAGGGCTTGCACGGTCGCGGAAGCTAAGGTTGGTACGGAAAACAAAAAGTTTTTGACGCCTGCTGCACTTGCTGGACTGAAGGCAAGCAACGAGGAGGCGATCGCAGGTGTGGCGACGAATGTTTTCATAACGCCGGCCGCGCTCAAGGCCGCCATCGACGCCGCAGTGGCGCAGGCGCTAAACGCTTAGGAGTAGAACTATGTCAAATACAGACACCATCGTGATCACCGCGGCAGGTCTGGCAGAAATCATCAATGCAGAGCACAACGGTACGGCTCCTGTTCTGATTAATGAAATCGGTTACGGAACGGGGCAGTACACGGCAACGGATAGCCAGACCGCGCTGAAGAAAGAGTTCAAGCGCTTGAGCTCTCTATCAGGCGGCGCGGTCGGGGATCAGACGATTCATGTCACGGCTCTGGACGCAAGCGCAGACAGCTACACCGTCTACGAAATCGGTCTTTTTACCGACAAGGGAACGCTTTTTGCGGTCTACTCGCAGACTGTGCCGATTTTGCAGAAGGCGTCTCAGTCTCAGAGTCTGCTCGCTGTCGACATCATTGCTTCGGCGTTCGACGCAACGAGCATTGTGTTCGGCGATACGAACTTTCACAATCCGCCTGCTACGACATCGACGCTTGGCGTTGTCGAGCTGGCGACTGACGCCGAGGTGCTTTCAGGTGCGGATGCTTCTCGAGTTGTGACGCCTGCTACTTTGTCGAAGCGCGTAGCGACGACTGGCCGAACGGGCCTCATTAAGTTGGCAACGTCAGCAGAGGTTGCGGCGGGAAAAGACAACACGAAGGCCGTGACGCCTCTCGCGCTTCTTTCGGCTTTCCAGAAGTCGCACGAAGACTCAGGCTATCAGCGTTTGCCGAACGGTCTGATCATCCAGTGGGGAAAGGGCTTGGTAGCGCGAGACGGCTCGACGAAGCTTCTCTTCCCGGTCGCTTTCCCGAAGAAGTGCTCTGTCGTGCTTGCTGAGTCGACAGAGACGCTTCCATTAGCCGTGTCCGTGAAGTCTCGGACGCGAGGGAACTTTGATCTTGTGCACGACGGCAACGGCGGGGCGAATGTCGCTTGGCTTGCGGTTGGCTTCTAGGAGATAGGTATGGCTTACTACTACAGCGCGTCTGAACGCGCTTTTTTTTCGTCCGAGTTCATGACTGTCGGCGAAATGCCTGCGGACAAGGTTGCTGTCGCAGACGGTACCTGGAAGACTCTGGTCGCCGATCAGTCGGCAGGCAAAATCATTCGAACTGGTGCGTCCAACGCGCCTGAGAGCGCTGCGCAGTCGCTCGCCGCTCTGACGGGATACGCTGTGCCTGCAGGAATGACTGTGGCCGGAGGCGTGTCCGCCACTGGCTCCATCTCTGCCGGCGGGGCCCTTACCGCGGGCGGCACGCTGACTGTCAAGGGGGGTGCGTCTCTCGCGAGTGCGTCGGTTAGTGGAACGATGGACGTAACGGGTACGACTAATCTGAAAAGCACTCTGACCGTCGCAGGCAAGACGACTGCAAAAGCTATGTCTGCGACTGACATCAGTGCATCGACTATCACAACGACGGGGAATGCCTCGGTTGGCGGCACTCTTACGGCTACTGGTGCTGCCACGCTGAATAACACTCTCAATGTTGCCGGGAAGTCTACGCTCAAGGCCGTATCTGCGACTGATATTGATGCGGCTACGCTCGACACGACAGGGAATTCAAGTGTTGGAGGCACCCTTACGGTAAAGGGGAGCGCGGTTGTTGGTGGAAAGAACGTTGTCCTAACGGTAAATGGATTTACTGCCAACGCTTCGGGCGCTGTTACTGTTCCGAACTACGAACAAGACGGCGTGAAGGTCGTATCTAATCCTGATTACAACACGCTCACTGCTCCGGGCTTCTACCACTGCAACTCGACTGGCGCGAATAACGGTCCCGGTTATGCCGCGAAGATGATTGTTCTTGGCGAAGCCGCTGCGGGAAAGCACCTGACGCAAATCGCTTTCCCGATTCATAACACCACGTCGAGCATTTTCTGTCCGAAGATGCGTTCCCGAAATATGAGCGGAGAATGGGAAGCGTGGAAGACGATCCTGCTTGCTGAAAGTGATGAAAATGTAGCGGCTAAAACGTTTACGTCCGATGACGGTTTTGTTCGCATGACGATGCCGACCGTCGAAAAAGGGGTTGCTCCTAGCGCGACGCAATACTCGTACGTAGGTATTTACGACAAAACGGGCTTTAACGGGACTTCGGCAAACCGCCTGGCGTTTTTCCAGCACGCAGTTCGTTCGGACGGTTCCGTCGATACAGGCATCTTTTCAGTTGATCCGAACTCGGGTAATATCGCTCGTATTTCTGTTGGTTGGACAAGTGATGGCAAGCAAATTTCTAGCACTAGCGCCATCCCTTCGGATAACTCTGACGGCTCGGAACTTGCGCCCACCAATTGGACTCGTATGTTTGGCGGTAGCGGCTATGGCATTGGCACAGTAGCGCCGTCCGTGTCGAGTCGTTTTTCGTCAAACGACTTGAACGATATCAACAAGACTGGTTTTTACACGGTTAGCGCTTCTAAGAATTTTTCGCCTGGCGGTCAAACAACGATTGCGATGCACATCCAAAGAGCATTTGATGCAGGCGTAAATTCGGCTCAGATTTCCTTCGGGACTGACTCTCGAATGTTCATCAGAACTAGAGCTGTGACTTCTGGTTGGGAAGAATGGGCACAGCTTATGAAGGCGAAGAGTCGTGATGAGCTTATTAACGGTAAATACATTAACTGTCATAACGTTACGGTGGTTAAGGGGACTACCCCCGCAACTAATCAATGGACGTACTTTGGCATTCAAGATTCTTCGGATACTGAAGCGGAGTCGGAACGATTAGCTCTTTTCGGGCATCGTTATGGTGCAGATGGTTCTGTACGAGCACGCATTGGGTGTTATAAGCCTGAGGCGGGATCGACGGAATCCATAACGATTGACGTAGGCTATTGGGTTGACGGGACACCATTTACTTACGCGCCTCACCCCAAAACCTCTTCGAATGACAATAACATTCCAACGACAAAATGGGTTCGCGACCTCGTTCAGGCCGCCGTTCCGACTGGCACGATCCTGCCTTTCGATGGCACGAATGTGCCTTCTGGGTATCTTGTCTGCAACGGTGCGGCTGTGAGCCGCACGACGTATGCGGCCTTGTTCGCTGTGCTGGGTACTCGCCACGGTGAGGGCGACGGAAAGACAACGTTCAACTTGCCGAACGCTCATCGCCGATTCCTGGAGATGACGACGACAACTTCTGAGGTCGGCGAAACGGTCGAAGCGGGGTTACCGAACATAAGCGGTTCTTTCGTCGCAGTGTTCACGGGAAACGAAGTGTCTGGCGCGTTCTCTAGCGGTGGCACTGGCCGATCAAAGAGCGGAACGGACTGGGACGGTCAGAAGATCAACTTCTCGGCGTCCTCGTCTTCTGGCATCTACGGCAAGTCAAGTAGCGTTCAACCTACCTCGATCCGTTGCTTGGCAATCATCAAAACTTGATGATCGCAAGCGCCCGGAGAGACGGCGGCTGTACTGTCGATGACCCACCGTAGAGTGCAGAGCACCGAGAGGCATTGAAGCTACGAAGGTCTTCATAGTCGCCTTCGTTAGACAAGCCGCCATCAATCCGACCTTTCCCGTCGTTCGCGAAAGCCCCCGAGTTCTGAGTTCGCTTGTCAGGCGAGCCTTGCGCGCGAAATTGGCCCGTGATGTTCGGTCCGAACATAACTGGCTATGTAGCCGTTGACGACTCTGTCGGTCGAAACGCAAACGTTTGTGGCGGCGCGTTTTCAAAAGGTGCAAAGACCACGGGTTCGAGTAAAGATGGTAGCGTCAATAACGGTCTTTACCCGTTGAATCTTGACGCCTCCAAGTCGTCCTCGACATACGGCAAGAGCACCACGGTTCAACCGCAATCGATGAGAGTGCTGGCAATCATCAAATCTTGATAATCGCGAGAACTCTGATCGAAGCGGGTTGAACCTGCTGTGCGGCGGCTTTTGCGCCCGTTGTGACCATGTTGCAGTTTCCAACAGTGCCGTTGAAGCCGCCACCGCCACCAGAGCCGTTCCATCCTCGAACCCCTGTGTTCCCGTATTTTGGAAAGCTGGTACTAGACGATACGGCCGCGAAGTTGCCGCCGTTGTTTTCATTGTTATTGCCGAAGCCGTGGTAATGGTCACTGATGTTCGGTCAAGCCCGATTGGTCAAAAGCATTCGACTGATGCCGCGGCTTGTGCAAATGAGCACACTGAGCCGAGCACAGTCAAAAATGGAGGTAAATCAAATGCCTTTTCAGTGAAAATCAAGTGGTTTGAAGCACGATGCCGGCTTTGACGGCACAGTCAAAAACGTACGCGTTCCACTGCGCCATGATCTCCCGTCTTGCGTCGAGGAAATCTGATCGTTGGTACGCACGTGAGACTGCACTTCCCGTCAGGTGAGCAAGACAAGCTTCGGAAGCCTCATACGGCATATCGTGATCCGCCAGCCAACCGCGGGCGATTGAGCGAAGGCCGTGGGCTACGAGCCGTCCACGCAACTCGGTAGTGTGCATGTACTTGGAAAGCGTCTGAGACGACATGGGCTTGGAGCCTTCCCGACCTGGGAACACAAACCCTGATCGCGGATGCTTGGAAATTTGTTTGGCTTCATGAAGAAGCATTTGGATTTGAGAGGTGAGTGGCACTCGATGCGCTCGCCTCTTTTTCATTTCTTCGGGCGGAATGACAAGCACGTCTTCGTCGATCCAGTCCCAACGAAGCTTTGCGACCTCGCACGGTCTGAGCATCGAGCACAGCGATAGGAGAAAGACGATTTGAATCTTTCTTGGAGCGTAGGAGATGACGCTCATCGCTTGATCAAGCTCTTGCCAAGGAATGGATGGCATTGGCGTAACGGTCGGCGATGCATAGATCCGATTCAGTCTGTCGATCGGGTTGTGCTGGATGTATCCGGCGCATACGGCAAGGTCAAGTATCTCGCGGCATCGCATGACGAGGCGCTTGAGTGTCACCTGCTTGCCCGACTGCTGTACGGGCCTCAGCACGTGGATGACGAGCGGAGCCGTGATCTCGTCCAACTGCCTTGATCCGATCGCCGGCAGAAGATGACGTTCGAGCATTCGCTTTTCGTCGCGGTACGACACGATCCGGTCTTTCTTCAAGTCACACCACAGGCGGTAGGCGTCTCTAAAGACATAGCCCAACGGCGCGTCATCCAGCCCGAGCGACTTGCGCTTTTGACGGGCCGTTTGCCTCGCTTGCTTCAAACCCATCTCCGGCCACCGGCCAAGAGTCACATCGGTGACGCGGCCTTTGTGGCAAATCCGCAGGCACCAGGACTTAGTGCCGGACGGATGTACGCGCAAAGTCAAACCGTGACTATCTGTCACGACATATCTCTTTTCTTGCGGAGTGAGAGCCGCATTTTTTTTTGAGGTTAAAGCCATGAGTGAAACAAACCTTAAAACAGCTTATGAGTGGGACGCCGCCGGGTACTACCTCGGTGAGACGGTGTGGATGCTCGATGACTTCGGCGACTGGCTCGAAGCCCCCAGCTCTACTGACGTCTGCCCGTGGACGGGTGAACCCGACGGCTCCGTGTTTTATAAGCGCCTCGATGGCAAGTGGACGACGGAAAAGAAGCCGACGTGCGCTGCGGAGTGCATCGGCCTGTCGGTCCCGCACGACTCGATGACGACCCACGACATCGAGCTTCGAAATTTGATTCGCACCCTCGGCGAAGAAGAGGGCTACCGCGTGGCGCGTGGTGATGATCTAAGTTGGTACGTCGAGAAGATTCCTGAGCCGACTGAGAAGGAGAAGCGGGAGGCGGCTGAGGCCGAGGTTCGTCTGAAGCGTGATGAGCTGCTTTCTGAGACGGACTACCTCCTGATGCCTGACTATCCGATCACGGCAAAGAGCCTTGAAGCGGTCAAGAAGTACCGTCAGGCACTGCGCGATATCACGGTTCAGAAGGGCTTCCCTTTCACGGTTGAATGGCCTGTGCTCGAGGAGGTCTGCCATGAATGAAAGTAATTTTGCTCATGCCGGCTTAGCTTTGCTGGCTCAGATGATGACGGCCCTGATGGCAACTGCCCTCGGGGCTGATCTTTTATCTGCGGTCGTAATGGGCGGTCTCTTTGCTGTGGGCTTCTACTTTGGCAGAGAGGTAGCGCAGGCCGAGAGAAAGGCAGGCACGCCGCCGTGGTGGAGCGGATTCGATGTTCGCAAGTGGTCCGGGGACGCGAAGCTTGATCTTCTCTTTCCCGTCATTGTCTGCGCAGGCGTTTGCGTAGCGACTTACTGGTGGAGGTGAGAATGCCCGAAAAGGAAGTGATAAACGAATTGCAGGCTATGGCGGCGTCGACGGGTTTCGCCGGCTTGTGCGGCCTGCTGAAGTACCTCGCAATGGTCCAGGAGGGAAGACCGTTCACATGGAGGGACTTTTTTCTCAACGGTTTGATCTCCGCAGCCTGCGGCGCAATTTGCTACGAGGTGATGGTTTACGAGGGCTTCCCTCATGGGCTGTGCGGTGCCCTCTCCGGCATGGCTGGATGGGGAGGTACGCAACTCCTCAAGCTGATTGAGGTGGTTGTGCGGAAGAGGCTCGGTGTGACGAAGGAGGATTTGAAATGAAGAATTTTGGAGAGTATTCGGTGGAGTCCGCGATGGACTTCATTGAGGCGTGGGAGGGCTGCAAGCTGACTGCGTACAAGTGCCCTGCCGGTATCTGGACGATCGGCGTCGGCCACACAAAGGACGTGACTGAGCACGATGAGATCACGTACGAGCAGAGCCGTGAGCTGCTCTACGCAGATCTTCGAGCTGTGCAGTTTGACTTGGCGAAGTTCATCAACGTGCACGTGACCGAAGGACAGTTCGTTGCGCTCATGTCGCTCGCGTTCAATGTCGGCGTGAGCTACGTCGTTCACCAGTGTCCGAAGTTGATGAGAGCACTAAACGCAGGGGATGTCGAGACCGCGGCTCACGAGTTCCTTGACATCGACAAGGCGAACGGCGTTCGGCTTCCCGGCTTGACCCGTCGTCGCCAGTCCGAAGCCAGGCTTTTCTTAGGCGAGGGTGCCCTGGCGATATAAGGTGTACTAGTAGAGAAAAAGGAAAAGCCGGTCAGTTGTGGCGACTGATCGGCTTCGAGCGTTTTCTGGGTTGCATACAGAGAACTATGGAACAAAGGAAATTATATGACGATTGAAGAGCAGGTTATGGAAGTGAGAGAAAAGCAGGCGTTTTGGCAAGGCGTAGTGAGGGGCGTAATCGGATCTGCGGTGTTTTTTGCAGGGTTGGTAACCCTGATCTACTACATCGTTTAAATCGTGGACGCGCTGAAATGAGCGTAATAAAGGAAAAGCCGCTCAGTTGTGGGGCTGAGCGGCTTTGGGTGTCTTCTGTTGGCACAGATAGAGACTTGATGATTGTGTGTAGGAACCATCGATGTACAGTTTATCAGATCTAGTACAGGCGTTGAAGATGGCTGAAGAGTTATCGTTTTGGGCTGGGTTGCCTCTCTACGGAATTGGATACGGAGTAGCAATCTGGGTTTTGTCTTGGGGGCTTGGAAAGCTTCGAGAAGTTCTTGCCTCTTGGATTGAGTCGATCAAGGGATGGAGGGGCGATGAATAGCCTTGTCCTGAAATATGTGGCGGTACTCGTTTTGAGCGCCGCCTTTTTTGTCGGCGGCTACCAGTACGCGGCGGCACTCTACGGAGCGGACATTGCCGCACTGCGCGAGGATTACGCGACACGCGCTCATGCGCTGGAGGTGAAGTATCGTGAGAAAGAGAAAGTGCAGTACCAGTCGCTTGTGGCCGCATGGGAAGAGAGGGACCGGGCCTTGTCTCGCGTCGCTGATCTTGGTGCTGATGTTGAGCGGGTGCGCAAGCAAGCAGCCGACGCTCGCCGTCGATTGTCCGCTGCCGGTTCAGATACCTGCAAGTCTGAGCGAAAGCGCCTCGAGCGAGGTGCAGAGCTTGTCGAGCGAGGTTCAGGTTTACTTGAACGATGTGTCCAACTGGCTGAAAGAACTTCGATAGACAAAGACGCCATTACCAAGATCGTCGCGCCGTCGCCGTAGATGTAGACGAACTTGGCCGAGTTTTTAGACGAAGGGTGGCGTCAAAATGGGACGGAAACGCCTGAAACCGTTCTGCGACAACGGTTTGATAGGAGGCGTCAAAAAACTTCGTTAGACGAACGTTTAGACGAACTCGAGCTGTGATCAAGTAACTGTTAAGTGTTAACTCGAACTGTAAATGGGAAGTGTAAAGGTTAACAGTAAGTGTTAAGTGCCCCCAGGGACGACGAACTGTACCAAAAAGGTGGGGTTGTATACTTCAAAGTACACTTCGAGTACACTTCACGATCGTCCTTGTGTCTACTGAAACGCCGTTTGAGTGTACGCAACAAAATTTGCGTATGCAGAACGGGGGGCTGAGTGTACACAAGGTCGCCCCAATTTACCAACGTTGGTAAAATGGTCGCACACTACCCCACAGTTGGAGCGGCCATGCACGAAATCAGCCAAGAAGAGATTGCTCTTTGCGAAACAGAGGAAGAGATCGTTAACTCTCCTTCTTTCGCATGTTGTCACCTGTACAGAAAATGCTCGGATGCCAAGCATTGCGTTATTTCCGACGAGGCCCGCTCGTCGATGTGTGCGTACAGAGAAAACCTTGAAAAGGGCATTATCTTCTACGGAAAAAACGCCAACGGATTTGACGCCGAAAGGTACCAGAAAATCCTTCGCATCGTCGAATCCATGTCGCCCGAACGCAAGGAAAAGCTTGACCGGCTGATGATGGAATACTGCGGTCAACGTAGGGGGTGTTCGTCGCTCGTTGTTCGCAAGGCTACGGCTGAGGCGGTTGATGAGCTTGGACTTTTCAAGTTCCAACCACTGGGTGCTTCGTTAGCGACGAAGTGCCTCTTTTCCGTCTTGTCCAAAAAGATCAAGGCTGAATCGCCAGAGTCCTACAAAGAGTTCGACTCTTTTTACAAAGCCTTCACGGCCAAACAGCCGTCTAGCGAAAAGAAGGCTACTGGTCAGAAGGTTCGCGCTTTCCGTGAGTGGCTGGCGGGTCCTGCGGCATCTATCCGAGACAGACTCGCAGAACCGTACCGAATCCTTTGGCCAGTAGAAGATACAAGGCTGTATGTCGAAGAACTGTGGTTCGATTTGTATGGGGCGGCGTGGGATAGAAAGCTAATGGCCGAATCGCCGCTCAAGGAAGACGGTCTGTCCGCTTAAGTCAGTTCGACGCCCTCGAAAAGCGCGGACGCGGCCTTGTTCTTGGCTTTTTTGAGTCTGGCTTTTGCTTCTCGAATTTCTTCCTCGATCGAGTTGATTTCTTCAAAGTACGGATTTAACTTTGAGTTCAACTGGTCGAGGATTTGCTTTGCCTCCCGCTTGTCGGCTGCAGAAATATCTGCACGGGAAAAATCCCCGTCAAGGATTCGCTGCTTGTGCTTGCAGAACATTCCGATCGAGCCGGCAGGGCAAGAGCATACAAGTCGGCATGCGTCGTGATCAACCAGAAGATCCATGTCGTAGTCGGAACCTGAGTCACCTTGGACGGTGAATGATATGCTTTTGTTGGGCACGGAAATACCTCTAAAGGGAATAAGCTACTCCGTCGAGGGTACTTCTATGCCGTGGCGGTTGTCAACGATTTGACCGCAAAAAGCCCCACTTACCTTCGCTGGTAGGTGGGGCGTTTTTCGTGCCTTCGAAAAACGTCACTCCTTCTTCGGCATGATCGCATCCGCCCACTGCTGCATGACTGGACGGCGTTGCTCAAGGAGGTCGGAGCGTTGATAAGCGCGCAGAACCTTGTCGCTGTTGATGTGGGCGAGCGAACGCTCTGCGAGAGCTTCATGTATGAAGTTCTCTTCACACCAGTCTCGGAAAGTTGATCTCATCCCGTGCATGGTCGCCGTCGTACCAGTCGCCTTGCGAATAAAGGCTCTGGGGCTGTCGATGACCATTTCTTTAGAAGATGATCGTGGGGCCGGGAAGATGAGTTCGCCCGTCTTCTCTGATCGCTCGAGGACGGCAATGGCTTGCTTTGATAAAGGCACGCGGTGCTCGATGCCGCACTTCATTCGCGTAGCCGGGATTGTCCAGATGGCATCGTCGAAGTTTATCTCGTCCCATCGTGCCCCAAGGAATTCCTGAGCGCGTGTCGCCGTGAGGATGCCAAAGAGCGTAGCTCGTGCTACGACGGAAGCCTTTGTCGAGATATCGGGAGCAAAGGCCTTCAGTTCTGCCAAAGGCATTGCTTCGTGGTGCTTGATTTCATGAACCTTTGAGATCGGTGGAAGGAAGAAGGACAGGCCGTCTTTCCAAGTAGCGGGATTGGTTTGGATGATTTCTTCAGCTATTGCCTGAGAGAAGAGACTTTCGAGTCGGCCTCTCAGGCGACTGGCAGTCTCTGGCTTTTCTGTCCAGATGGGCTTGAGGACTTCGAGGATGTCGCCACGCGTGATGTCTTTGACGCGTAGTTGACCGAGGATCGGGACGGCATACGTCTCGATGGTCGAGGTCCACTGCTCAGCGTGCTTGGAATTCTTCCAACGCTTTACATCCTTGATGGTGGCGATGGCGCCAGGGTAGAAGTCTTTGAAAGTGATGTTTTCTTTGCTGTCGGCTTCGTCGTGCTTCAAAGACATCGGGTCAATGCCGTCGGTGACCATTGCCATGATTTTGGCAGCACGTGCTTTGGCGGCGCTGATTGAGACACGAGAAGCTCCTCCGATGGACAAGTCCTTTCGGGTTCCGGCGAAGCGGTAGCGGACAACCCACTGGCGAGAAGACTCAGATCGAACCAACAGCATTAGACCGCCGCCGAGAGAGTAGCGACCGACAGGAAGTGTTAAGACGTTCTTCGAAGTTACTTGAACCTTCACTTTTACCTCCGACGATGTACCAAAAAGAACCACCAAAAGAACCACCGTTGCAGTGTACTATGTGGCGAAATGTGGCGCAATTTGACGGTTTTTGAGGAAGGTGTGCGAGTAGTTAAGTGCCGAAAGTGCTTGATTTACAAGGGAAATAAAGAAAAACCCCGAAGTCACAAGGACTTCGGGGTTTGTGTCTTGGCGGAGAAGGGGGGATTCGAACCCCCGAGGCCCTTATTCGGACCTGCACCCTTAGCAGGGGTGTGCATTCGACCTCTCTGCCACTTCTCCGCAGAAATCCTTCCGCATGCGATCGCGGTCGATGCGTATCACAGGCGGGATGTTCTTGTATCTGCCGTCGGATCGGATTAGTCATTTCCGTCGACCCTCGAACATCAGGAGTGAAAGCATAGCATGCCAAAAGGGAAAAAGCAAAAAAAACTTAAAAAAAGTCCGACGCTTCCCTCCAAGGCCGCCTGCAATCGCCGGACGCCCTGAAAACGGTTGCCCGACAAAGATAAAGCCGCCGATGCTTTTGCATCGACGGCTTCTTAATTAGGTGGTGCGGTAGGCAGGATTCGAACCCACGACCCTCTGGTTCGTAGCCAGATACTCTATCCAACTGAGCTACTACCGCACTCGAGGATTTGAATGATACAGAGGTTTTGGGAAAATGCAAAATCGCGTATGCAACAAAATGTTTCTGCGTTTTGGGCGTCCAATCCGTTTTCGGAGGCTCCATGGGAGGCGGATGAACGGAATTGACATCCTCCCGGCGTATAAATACGCGGGATTCCTCTTCACTTCGCGTCAAGACGCGACGAAAAGGACGGTTCCCGTTGCTGTCTTGTTGCCAAGCTCACTACACGGGCGAACTGAGCCTGTCCGGCTCTTCTTGAGGACATTGGTTGCCCCCACGACGTCGGCATTCGCGGTGTACCCGCATTTCTGACAACCGAAATGCGCCTGCGAAGGTCGATTTGACGAACTCGTGCATCCGCAGATTGGGCAGGTCTGGCTCGTGTATTTCGGATCGACGAGAATGAGTCGTCCATTGGCCTTGAATACAGCCCAGTGGATGGCCATTCTCATCGCGTAGGGCGCAACGCGCGCCAGAGACCGGTTCAAGCCCGTCTTCTGCCTCACGTTTTTGCCAGGCTCCTCAACCGTGCCTTTGGCCGACTTCGTCATGTTCTTCAGCTTCAGATCTTCCATGGCCACCCCTCCGTAATTCTGTGCGATGGTGTGAGCCGTCTTAAGCATGAAGTCCCGACGAATGTTGCGGATACAACGATGGTGATTCTGAATCTTCGCCTTCTGTCTTCTGCGCTTGCGGCTGGGCTCCCGCTTGTCGAACGGGTTTGCCTTGCCCAACTTGGCAAGCTTTTGACGAGCTTCCTTGTTGCGGCAGAGCTGGCGCTGAAGTACGGCGATTTGCTTTTCGTGCTTCTTGATAGATTCGACATCGAGCTGGAACACCGTCCCGTCCGAGAGCGTCACCGTCTGGGCAATGCCCAGATCAATGCCGACCTCGCCGGGACGACGCGGACCGTCGTTGGCGAAATCCATCTCCGTCACGACCGAGACAAACCAATGCCCGCATTCGACGGAAACCGTCATCTGCTTGATCTAGCCTTGAATCGGACGCGACTTTCTGAATCGCACGAAGCCTGCCTTCGGGATGCGGACTCGACCGTTGGCCTCGTCCCAATCCGTCGGGCGAACTTGCGGAATGCGGAAGGAATCCCCGTCGCCCCGAGCTTGGAACTTTGGGAAGCCCTTTTTTCTTAGCCTTGAACGCTTGGATTGCAGCAGACGCGTCCATCAGGCACTGTTGAAGTGCCTGAGAAGGCGCTTCCAGCAACCACAACATGTCGTCTTCCTTTTTCCACAGCACCAACCGTCCGGCCAACTCCGTGTACTTGAGAAAAGGAACCTCTTGTTCAAGGCACCGCTTCTGCAGTTCTATCGCCTTGTTCCACACGAAACGCCGCCACCCGGCAGCTTGAGCGAAGATTCGCTTCTGCTCCCGGGTAGGCATCAGTTCGAACTTGTAGGCGATGTTGGCTTTCGTGACCTCAATCCTACACCGTCCTTTTCGAGGACGCATGCTTCGCACGAGTTTGTGCGAAGGGGATTTGAGCGCCTATCATCCCGGCAGTTAAAACCGCGGGTTTTCTCGGCTCGACTTTATAAGGGGTGCTTGATGTTAGACAACGTGTCTGCGGAACGATAAAATTACGTGTTTAAATCCGGGGTCGCCCGCCTTGCGGCGGCGGGGCCGGACCGAACAAGTTTTTGACACGGACGCCCGACCCTGCGTCCTGCCTCAGC